GACGATGTGACTGCTCCAGTTATGCATAAACTCTACGTGTGGCGAAATATTGATTACTTGGTCGTAGCACACGCGAAATCTGTAGCCGAGGCCCGGCAACTTATTCGTGACGAACATGGGGTTGATGGCGATAGTTCTGTGCCGGTACGTGCAGCTGCTCTCAAAGCTGTTCAAGAGAATACGCCGGAGATCCACTACAGGACGGATGCTGAATTAGTGTTGTCAGCGAATGGTGAAACGCAGGAGCTCGAATTGTTAGCAATCACAAATGAGCAAACCATTCATACGCTCAGAGATCAGTCCCGAGCCAAGGATGTAGAGATTCAACAGCTCAAGGATCAACTGCTACTCGCTCAGGAACAAGTGAATGCATTGTCTATCGTGAAAGGTTCTAATGACAAAACTGCGAGCGGAAATTGAGGCTGAAAAGATCATCGGAGATCTTAACGGTTGGGGTCTGTACACCATGCCGGGGCGTAAGTTTACGTTCCTGAACGGTGGTAAGCAATTACCACGTATATTTGTCATCACGAACGGCAAACGGGGTAAGCAGCGCTGGGCAGTTGAGGCATCAAGTTGGCCGTCTGCGTTAGCAAAACTCAAGGTGTTATTTGATAGTAAGAAAGAGGAATTGAAATGAGTTTCAAACAGTTGGTAGTGGTTCGAATTCTCCTGATGATCGCTAAGTTCGTAGCGCCGTCTGAGTGGCAGCGTGACATCGATCAGTTGGCATCACATTTCACTGTGCATGGTCCCAAAGACCTAGAGGCCGATTCGGTAAAGGACAAACTTATTGTTGATTTGCAACGTAAGATCGAGGCTCAGGCCAAAGACCTCACGGATATGGCTCCCACAAACTGGCGTGCCGAGGTGCAGCACCCATGAAAGACTGGGCGATTCACCAAAGCCGTAGAGATGTACCATCACGGAACATCGTATGCTGTACGTTTTGTGGAGAGCCTGCGCCGTATAAAGCATCGGATGGATCGCCGGTGTGCTTATCGTGTTTGAATGCCTACAAGCCAGAATGCAACAGAAAGTAGCCGCCAATATGTCAACAGAAAGTTGTTTGAGGAACCTCATGAAAGAACCTATCAACACAAAGTGCCAGTGTCCTTTTTGTCGCGGCGATATCATAGATTGTCCCGAGTGTTTTGGGGCAGGAATGAGATTCGTTCCGAATCGTGGACCCACACATCCGGACTTGATGTTTCTTTACGTAGCGTGCAATGTGTGCGATGGCAAAGGGTATGTGCCGGTGAACTAACCACTGCGTCTACAATGGTGGGTAAGGGAAAACCACTCGCCAATGTATGAACTAGATGCAGACTTTACCGACTTGTTTTTGCGTTATCTTGTTGCTGATCGTCTGATGTTGCAGGCGGTCGGGGATCTGGTAGATCCGCAGGATTTTGAGGATCGGTCAGAACGGATCATTGTAGCTTTAGCCATACATCATTGGCGTGAGACACAAGAGCCTATCAGCTCGTGGCTCAAGATTGAGGTTGGCGATTACCTGGACTCACGCAAAACGCCGATGAAAGCCGATGCAGAGGCTGAGCTAAAGAAAAAAGTTTCATCGATTCTCAAGCGTGAGCGTCCGCTCATAGCTGCCACTAAAGTTCACAAGCTGTTTCAAAAGTTCAAGACAGATCAGTTCATGCGCCGGTCTATGGATGAAGTGCTTGAGCTACAGATGCAAGGGCAGCTCAACGTGAGCAACTTTGCCACGATAGCGCAGCAAGCTGCACGGTTCACTGCATCCTCAAAATTCAAGTCGCATGACATTACCGAAGAATTCGAAGTACGACAAAAAAGGCGTGAGCAGCTTAGCAATACCAAACATCCATTGTTCTATATCGATCCGCTAGATGACTCTGTGCGGGCGCTGGGACGTAAAGAGTTGGCTTTGTGGCTTGCGCCCTGGGGTTCTGGCAAGTCCATGGCACTGCTACACACAGCGTGGGCTCAGGGCGTACAGCGCCAAAAGACTTTGCACATTTCGACAGAGGATACAGAGGATACTGTTTGGAATCGGTTTGACGCAAAGATTGCTGACTTGCCCATCAATCAACTATTGGAGATGTCTGTTGAGCTGCGGGAACGGTTCGAGCGTGTCACCAAAAAGTTTCGGGGCAGGATAAAGACTATTGACGCGGTGGGCGAAAGTCTTAGTGCAGCGAACATCGATGGGATCTGGGAGCGTGAACGCAGCAATGGATTCATCGCCGATACAGTTATTGTTGACTATGACGAAAAGCTAGTCCCGATGACACCCACAAAAGAGAAACGCTGGGACATCGATGCTACATACAATGAGATGTTGCACTTTGCCGGGCAGCGCGATGTGCGTTTGTGGATGGCTGCTCAGGTAGGCCGTAAAGGCGATAAGAAAAAGATTGTTGACGGCGGAATGGTCGCCGAGGATATCGGCAAGGTGCGTAAAGCAACTATTGCTCTGGGAATTGGGTGGGGGGATAACGGCGAAAAGAGCCGGTACATTTATGTAGCCAAGCATCGTGATGGCAGATCCAGATTCGGCGTCGACATCATGAGTAATCTGGCTAACGCTCAGTTCTATGACCGTGAGGCTACGATGCGCCTGAACGTCAAAACTCAGTCGGCAGCAATTGAGGAGCTGGAGTAGTGACGATCCTAGACATCCTTGAGGCAAGTTCACTTGACTGGCGATACGACCATAAGCCGGGTGAGGTTTGGGTTTGCTGCCCTATATGCATTGAAAACGGAGAAACACCCGACACACGTTACAGGCTTGGTGTGAATTACGTTACGGGTCAGGCACACTGTTTCAATTGCCATTGGACATCAGACAATATCGTGTTCACTGCGAGGTCATTGGCAGCTGCTGCTGAGGTCGATCTACGCGGTACGGTGGTAACACAGCATAAAGAGCGTACGGAGCGTGCCAAGGTCAAGCCAGAGCCTGCTCCAACCTATCTAACGAACTTGCCTGAGGGTTATGAACGATTCAATTACAAGTCGCCGTTCGAGAAACGAGCGCTGGCGTATTTGATGGACAGAGGCATTACCAGGGATCAGATACAACGCTGGGAGATTGGATACGCCATGGTGGGGGTATATGCCGGTCGTATCATCATTCCAGTAGTTCACGATGGCAAAATCGCGGGTGTGGCATGCCGGGATTACACGGGCATCTCTGATTTGCGCTGGAAAAACTCGGAATCGTTGCGTGGGATCTTTGGGATGAAAGGCAACAAGTACGCAACAATAAGTGAGGGTGCTATGGACGCTCTCAGAATTGAAACTTTGGTGCCGGGTGAAGATTCTATTGCCATGTTTGGGTCCAACATATCAGACGAGCAAATGGAAATGCTCAAGCGTTATACAGGCGGGATTACGTATCTGGGAGATCATGATGCGCCAGGGTGCAAAGGGGCAAGGATCAATTGTGAGGATATGGCCATGGCCGGTCTCAAGGTAAGGGTGAGCATTCCGGCACGATTGGATGGTTCAGATCCTAGCACACAGTCTGACGAATTACTATTGACACGGCGACGGACTGCTGTAGCATGGTCAAAAGCAACTGAAAGGTTACTAATGCATCGTGAGGCGTTCAAATGAAATTTCTATTGGGCATTGATAATTTTGTATTGAGCTGTGTTGCGTGGTGCCTCGGGTTCTGTGAGGCTAATTTCTCTTGGACGCAGAAATGGATCGAGCGGGTGCTTATCGTCATGATTGGTATTTTGGGAATGTTAACCATCCATGAGTACTACACATATCAGATTTCTGGGCTGTTGTTTTTAGTGTGGTTTCTGTGGCGTGCTCATAAGAAACCAGCCGTGTACCGACTTACTATTGAGCGGTCTGTGTTCTCTCGTAGTATGCGTATTTTGTACATCATACTTTGCGGCATCGATCTGAGTGCTATTGGAGTCATAAACTTTCATTTCAGATCATTAATGTTTACTTTGACTATGACTCTTATGTTCTACATGCTTGCAATCCCCTGGGACGATGATGGGCAGCGCAAGCGTCATAAGAAACTCAGTCTGGCAAAAGCTATTGGATTGTTCGGTACGTCGTGGATTGAGCAACCCTTGGGAGTTCACTGATGCCCCATTACAGGATGAAACAGGGAGATTGCCGACAAGTCCTCAAAAAGATGCAGGACAATTTTGTGTCCTCAATAGTAACTGATCCGCCTTATGAGATTGGTTTCATGAATCATGGGTGGGACAGTTCGGGCATCGCTTACGAGGTTGCTGTATGGAAAGAGGCATATCGTGTTCTCAAGCCGGGCGGATACCTGCTCGCGTTTGGTGGAGCTCGTACATATCATCGTTTGGCTTGTGCTATCGAGGATGCAGGATTTGAGATCCGCGATCAGATCATGTGGATTTATGGGTCTGGATTTCCGAAAAGTCTTGATGTCAGTAAGTCCATAGACAAAGCTGCCGGGGCTGAACGTGAGGTTGTGGGGCGTAAAGTGCATCCAGACGACGGATCTACACGCAAAGATGTCTCTAGATCACGCGGTATACATGACGGTGGACATCAACAAAATGGTTTGGGAGATATTACCGTGCCAGCAACAGAAAGTGCAAAACAATGGGACGGGTGGCACACAGCTTTGAAACCTGCACACGAACCCATTGTTGTTGCTAGAAAACCGTTGATCGGTACTGTTGTTGAAAATGTGTTGACGCATGGTACCGGAGCAATGAACATAAAGGCGTGTCGTGTCCCCGGCGAACCTATCACTATTAATGTTCTTGAGGAGTGGTCTGGATTCGGCCAAAAAGAAAAGCCTACGTACACAGCAACAGTAAGTGTGACAGGACGTTGGCCAGCCAATCTTATCCATGACGGATCAGACGAGGTACTGGATACGTTTGCAGAGTATGGTGGATTGCGGGCTCGTGGAAATAAAACACCAACAAAACGTGATGTAAAAACGCCGGGATGGGGGAATATCGGGTGTGGTCCTGATGGTCCTATAAATGGTGGTGATGCAGGCACAGCAGCACGGTTTTTCTACTGTGCCAAGCCCTCAAAGAAAGAGCGGAATGCTGGTTTGAATCGCTTACCAGATAACTTGGTAGGAACCTCTAACACAGCTCAGGCAGAGCTAAAGCGCGGTCAGCTACGAGATCGTCAACAATCAGGTGTCAATAGTATTAAGGTGATGAAGAATTATCATCCAACGGTGAAACCGATGACTCTTGCACGGTATCTTGTGAGACTCGTGACTCCACCTAAGGGTATCTGTCTTGATATGTTTGCAGGCTCAGGGACATTTGTTGTAGCGGCATTGGCTGAGGGATTCAATGCCTACGGTATTGAGAATGAACAACATTATGTTGACATCGCTGAGGGACGCATACAACACTTTCTGAACGGAGAATAGGTGAATGAAGTATCTATTGGTGGATGGTAAGAATATGTTGTTCCGTGCAGGTTACGCATCACCCAACCTCCAGACGCAAGATAAGCGACTTTCTGGTGCATTACATGGGTTTCTCAAAATGCTTAGCCGGGTCCGGGTCCAGCATCAGGACGCAGAACTGGTAGTGATCTGGGAACAGGCCGGTCAGCAGACGTATCGCCACAAGCTCTATCCCGGGTACAAGGATCGTTCACAAGCAAAGCCAGATCCGATAGCTCAGGGTATCCAAAAGCAGATAGAACCTATTCAGGCGATGTGCCATGCTTGCGGTGTACGTTGGGTGCAGATGCTTGGGATCGAGGCCGATGATGTTGCCGGACTATTGACTGTATCGCTGCGAGCTTTGAATCACGAGATTCTGTTGCTGTCTGGAGATAAGGATTGGTGGCAGCTTGCTCCGATTCCCGGTGTGACGGTGTTGTGTGAGCAAGGCACTACACGCGATGAGCCTATAGTTACGGACGCAAAGGTCATGGATAAATTCGGATGTAAGGCTAAAGACTTGATACGTCTCCGTCCGTTCCTGGGAGACACCTCGGATAAAATCCCACGGGTGAGACCGCGATTCTTTGAGCGTGACGCACTGGCATTGGTTCGGGCAGGCTGCAATCCAAAATGGCCATTGGATCAGCAACCGGAGTTTGTACAACAGTTTCCTGATATCAAGCAGTTGTGGCCGAATTACGTACGCAACTACAGGTTGATGAAAATTGCCCGTACATTGGACGACTGTCATGTTTCTGTTGAGGCTTTCAATCAGGTGATGAACATCGTGACAGGTCCGTTGCCGGAGCGTAATTATCAGGCAATGATTCGTGTGATGGCCGACTGGGAACTAGATTCAGCTATGGCGAACCGTACTTTCATATTTTCTATTGCACGCACAGCAACTCCTGTTGTAGAGTCTGAGCTGGGATAAGGAGTACCGTGCAACAGTATGTCAAAATTCAGGTTGTCCGAATCACTACCGGACAGCGCGATCTCATTAAACTATGAGGGGTTCGCTGGACTAGAGCCGATGATTCTTAAATTCGCAAATATGACTTGGCAGCGAATTCCAGAGTCACATCGGCGTCATATAGACAAAGAGGATATATTGCAGGAGACGCGAATGCGTGCGTTTGCTGCAATAGCAAGTTACGATCCAGGTAAAACTGGATTGAACGGCAAGACAGCAAAACTTTCATCTTGGGTGTATGGCACGCTCGCGTTACGCATGCGAGAAGTCAACGCTCCATTCACAGATCCAACACGCAATCAGAGTCGCAGCGGTATAGTTGTTGGCTTTGATGAGGCGTGGGAGAATCCTTTTTCGACATACGAACCCGTATTCGAAATGGGTCCGCATCTGCATGACTCGCTCGAATCGTTTGAGCAGGCGTACAAAGAGTCTGACACTAACACTCAACAGATGTTTCTTGATACGTTGGGACTACGAACTAAAATTCGTATTTCACCTAAACGCGGAAATTCTGTTGCATTAGACATCGCGACCAAATGCAGGCTTACACCGACAGATTTACGGACGTTGCGGTCGCATGGAACGGAAAGGTGCGTTATCGTGGCAGCAAAACTAAGTAAAGGCGGAAAGCTCCCGCAGATCGAATGTGTAAAGTGCAGCAATAGTTTTTCAGTTACTGATGTCGGAAAGACTATTGACGCGCGTACTCTCGTGTGCTCAAATTGTTATGCAGAACAAAGTGAGAGTGAACTGACTTGCTTTGCAAAAGAATATGAGCCAACCGCGCCGGAGTGTTCGGGTCTATGTCCAGATCGAACCGTTTGCGCTGAGGTATCAACTAAGGGAGCCTATATGGGGATCAAAGTATCGAACAGCAAATCAGGCAAGACAAAGTCAACTCCAGCAGTAAAACCTGCATCAGAGATTGTGGACGATCCATTCGCTGATGAACCATTGGAGGTCGCAGGTTATCCGGTGGGGTCGTTGACTATCGGTAGTGAGCAGCTTGAGGTAGAGGATAATTCTATCGATGGCCATGACGATGAGCCAGCTGACGGAGAGTTCGATGAGCCGTTGGAGGAGGTACCTGAGGAACTGGAGGTACATGAACCAGCTCATGCAGACGAACCTCTGGATACGGCAGCAGATGATCCATTTCTCGACACAGCAGTCGAGGAGAAACCAAAACCCGCTACGGCGGCTAAACCCTCTCGTCAGAAAGAACAGGTGGTTATCGTGCCTGCCAAGCCTACTCCCGTGAAGGTTGCTCAAAAGAAAGTGCCGGTTAAGGCTGTGCCTGCTAAAAAGGCTGTTGTGGTCGTCAAAGCAAAGCCTGTAGTCAAGGCGGCAGCTCCTGTGAAGGTCGCAGCCAAGCCCGTAAAGGCAGCAAAGCCCGCTCCAGCGAAAACGGCGGCTCTGGCTAAGGCTGGTAAAAAGGCCAAACGCGTGCTTAAGGCGTTCAAGCCTCAGTATTGGACCGGTCAGCATCCGTTCCGTCCAGGCACTGCGCTACACAAGATCGCTGAGAAACTGTTGACGCCTCCGGGTGTCAAGCTGAATCAGCTGATCGCATATGTCGCTAAGCAGGGGCTCAATTGGCGTGGTGTGCGTCACAATCTGGCCAAGGGTGCATCATTCAATGGCCAGTGGGAGTGGAAGTTCAAAATCGCTGACGACGATGCTCAGATGGTGACGATGAAAATCACTAAGCACCCTGATGCTGAGTACAAGAAAGAGTGCGGTGAGCCCGTCAAGCCTGTGGTCAAGGCCAAGGCAAAGGCAAAGGCAAAGGGCAAAAAGTAAAGCGGTTTGCAGCACTTATTGTTGAGTGCAAAGGGTTCTATCACTCCACGGGTAGAACCCTTTGTGCTGTCCGCTACAATCTCTATACGAGGTGTGACATGCTACGAGCTACGATTTATCTTGTCGGATTGCTGTTCTTGACGTTCGTCGTTATGTACGGTAGCGAGCCACGACTCCAGGTCTGGTTATTGAGTAGCTATCATCGGCTTTACGGCCTGATTGAGCACAAGTATTTCGTGTACAAAGCCGGGCGGCTGCTCAAGGTTCCTGTGCGGCGATTGCTGTTGCATGATTGGTCTAGATTCCTGCCGCTCGAATGGAAAGCCTACCGTAAGCTGCCGGAAAGTTTGGAGTGGCAGCGGGCATGGGTATGCCATGTGAGTCGTAACGATCATCATTGGCAGCACTGGTGTACAGAGACAGAAACGTTCAAAATGCCTGAGGTATGTGTCCGAGAAATGGTAGCGGATTGGATGGCCATCAGCAGGACAACAAACGGCGTGTACGGGGCCGTGGCAGGCTTTACATTGGCATATCCTATGATGCGCCTGCATGAGAGCACACGTAATTTCGCTTGGTTTCTGCTACAGACTTATGCAACACGTTGGGAGGGGCGTAAATGAGGATTAGCTACATTGTGTCAGCATTCAATAGCTCGCGGTTTCTGCCGTGCCTGCTGGGATCTCTAGCGGTTCAGACAGATCAGGATTTCGAGGTTCTCGTTACGGATAATACTGTTGACGAGGATAAAGCGTTGGCTATCCGACGAGTATGCCGGATTTCTGATGTCAAGCATATTCGGTACGTAAATACGCGCCAGACGACTTGCTATCACTCAGCAGAAACAGGTGTAGGGTTGGTTCAGGGCGAGTTTGTCTGTTTCCCATCAGACGATAACTATTACATGCCCACGTTCGGCGAAGCAATGTACAGAACAGCCAGTGCCAACGGTGCCGACTTAGTGTTGTGCGAGATGATTTTTGACGGTCGTCGTGGTGGTCGGTACTCAGTCATGGACACTAAAGCCGCGTTTGGACATGTAGACAAAGGTGGGTTCATTCTGCGCCGGGATAAGTTCCAACCGTTCCCCGGCAAGCCTGATACAGACATACCGTGTGGTGCTGATGGTATGTTGATTGACCAGTTGGTAGCCTCTGGGATTTCCCATATTAAACTGCCGGATATCTTAGTCGTTCACAATTGAGGCCGTATGAGAAAGATTTGGATGGACATTCATGATGGTGTAGTGCCACGGCGTGGAGATAGATTGTTGTCTCCGAAAAGCGTTTATCATGTGCTGCACGTCCATCGAATGAAACGACGCAATCCGGACGCCGTACCCAGGTTTCAATTATTCGTACTAAGGGCGGATGAGTTTGATGATGAGATTCTAGTGCAACGCCTACTCCAATCAGCGAATCGACGCGGCGGTCAGCAGATCATCAGATTTACATGGAATTCACGCAACAAAAAGTCAAAAGGACTGAGGTTAGACTCGTGGCTCTGAGAATACAACGTGATGCATTCATCAGCACAATAGTAAGTCCATCCCATTTGATCTCACCCAACGATCAGTTGTTCACGTCGACACATATAAAGATTGTTGCCAATAACGAGTCAGTACGTGCTTACTGCTCCGGGGATCATATCAGCTCGTGCGCCTATATACCATTTGAGACGATTGAACCCGGAACGTTCTATTTTGCCCGTGCTGCGCTAGAGGCATTCGCGACTAAACTTACTACTGATGCAGTGACAATCGAACACAACGGATCAGAAAGCATTCTACGGGCAGATCAGCGTACGATGACATTCGCAGATCCTAAAAAGCATTTTTCGTTCCCGCGCAAGCCCACATCGAATTTGGAGAGCTTGGATACGTTGAGTGAAAGTGATGCCCTCATGATTCAGACAGTGGCTCAGGCGAGCACAGAGAACGATCAGGTGCGATCTGAATATCACTGTGTATACGCTGATCCGGTAAAGTCTGGTACAGAGATATTCGCTTATAACGGATCGGCATTAGCCATGGGTGTTTTGGATAAAAAGTTCAAGCATGCCGTAGCGCTGCCTACACAATTGTCTCGTATGGCTAAGTTTGGTAACTTACTTGTGAGTCAGGAGGAGGTTGGGATCGAGGGTCCGTATTGCCTCTACTGGTGCAAAGCTCCGATTAAGGCTCAACACGCATTTCCGCTGGACAAGGTACGCGCAACTCTAAATAAGCCTGCTGAAAAGTTGTTTGAGATCGAGGGCAAAGGAATGTCAGCCGCCGTGGATCTCCTACAGCGGGCGTTTGCGTCCTGGGACGAAGCTAGTGATGCGATCTTGGAATTGGACGGCAACACACTCAAGGTTCGAGTCAAGTTCCCCTCCACACGATTTGAGGAGGTACTTTCTGTTGAGGGCAGCAGTAGAAAGTTTACGGTTAAGCTGCCGCTGAAAGAGCATTCACGCCTGTTACCGGCCTTAGCTCGTATGCCACTGTTGAGTGTCTACAATGTGGGTAAGCACATTCGATTCGAGGGTGATGGATTCAAATTACTCTTGCCGGTGGATTACTCAAAATGATGGATCAGGTACTCATGCAGTCCTATATGTTGCCCATCAACTCTAGGCAACAGTTTACGAAAGTTCGTGTGGAGAAACGTTACGGCTATTGGCATATTCATAGGATCACAGGACATCGTGTCTTGGATATGGTAGTTCCTAGTTTAGCTTTTGGCTGTGATTACGCTTACGTAGGCATGACATTTACTATGCAGTCCGAGCTGAATTCTTACTATGCTCAGTTACGGAAATCTTATAGGGCAACACAAGTATGAATATTGCTCAAGATCCGGATATCTGTAAAAAGTGCAAGCTCAACAGACTTGAGGGAGCCACAAAGATTTTTACAGAAATCTATGGTCGCCCGATCATGATCGTAGGACAGTCACCCTCTCAAGAGGAGAATGACGAGTCTGAGTTTCTTGTGAACACATCACCTGCTGGTAAGTTCATTTGGCAGGCGCTGCGTCAGGTCGGTATTGAACGAGACGATTGTGATGTAACTGCCGCGTTGCGTTGTATCCCAGCAGAACCTGTTACGGGTTCGTACAGCAGCTATCTAAAGCCCAGAGCTCCCTCGAAAGAGGAGATCAAACTTTGCTCCACATATACAAAGGGGCTTGTCACACTTGGGATCACGCCGCGAGCACCAGTTACTATTGACGATCCTGATCCAGTAGAGGTGGGATCGGGTACACGTGCGATTCTCATCCTGGGGCAGCTGGCAGCAAAACAGTTATTGGGTGGTGAGTACAAAAAGAATCGCCGCATCATCGATTCAGCCAAGCTGGGTGTGCGTGTGTTTCTTGTCGATCATCCAGGGTTCTTTTTACGATCTGGTATCAAGGGTTTGAATGAGGATGATGAGCGCCTTAAGGCATTCCGCCAGACAGTTCAGGCGATGGCTGAGTTTGTTAACTCAGATGCAACAGTAGTTGGAGCCGAGGAATATTTACGAGCACAAAAGTATCGTCTCGTAAAGACCGGGGAAAAGGCATGGCGGTTTGTCCGTAAGCTCAAGACTTGGGCTATCGAAAGGAATGAGAGACTTTCTGTTGACGTTGAGGACGATATACCAGATGATTTTGCTGAGACGGGAGTAGAGACTGGTGAGCGCGTTGTTCTGACAATGTCTATATGCCCTAAGCCCGGATACTCTGTGATGTTTGTTGTAGATCATCCGGATGCTATACGAGCAGAACGTGATGATATCGTAAAGGCTCTCGACTGGCTCCTATCAGATCCTGCTGTCAAGCTCACGATGCACTACGGAGCGACAGATGCTGAAAAGCTGAATGACATTCTGGGAATCAAGACTCCCGGGTATAGGCTAGATACGTTTACGAGCATGTACCTCGCAAACCCAGGGTTGTTCAGTTACGGACTCGGAGGATTGACAGATAGCTTTGCCCCACAGTTTTCAGGTTACAAGCACATTATTGCTCCCTACGTAGGACCACCTGGGCCTTGGCCTAAAATTGCATCGCGGAGCAATGAGACGCTGTACAAATTCATTTCGGCTAAGTCCACAATGCATTTTTCCCAGATACCATTGGGGGTTTTGCGTTTGTACAATAACGCTGATGCCGATATCGGCAAACGTTTTGAATTACTTTCGAAGGACTCCACACCCGAGGCGCTACAGGCGGTCTATACGGACATGGGACACATTCTTATGCGTATGGAGCGTAATGGACCGCTTGTAGACTATAGGCATATTGAGACGCTCAAAAAGCTATGGCCACCTTTGGTAAAGAACGCAGCTCAACGTTTGCGAGACGTTGCCGAAGATCCAGAGTTCAATCCCAACACACCAGCAGATGTTGCTTGGTTGTTATGGGAGAAACTTGCAATCCCTTATCCAGACCCTAAGGCCAAGAAAAAGAGTACTGGCAAAGAAATACTGTTGCAGGTTGCTCCCGACTATCCCATAGCCGGTGAGGTAATGGCTTATCGTAAAGTTGCAAAAACGATGAACACATACATCAAAGGTTATGAGTATTGTGCCAATCTCAACGGAGGCAGACTCAGAACTAAATGGTGGCTGGTTGGGACTCGGACAGGTCGTCTATCCAGTGGCGGATCTAAGGAAAAAATTGCTGGTGTAGTCAATCTCCAGAACATCCAAAAGAAAACTGAGATACGCAACATTCTTGTGTCAGATCATCGTTGGCGCGAGTTGCACCTATTCATAAAAGCCATGATTATGACGGGCTGCTCAGATGATGAGCTGGCAGAGTCTGTTATTAGTAAGTTTGGTGACATGGATGTGTTCTTGGAATTCGATCAAGGACAGGTTGAGGTTCGTGTAGCTGCTCAGTTGTCAGGTGATCGGCAGATGATTGCTGATTGTGAGGCTGGAGACATCCACTCCCAAGTGGGCCACGCCATGACTGGGTGGGCTATTGAACAGATTAAGAATGACAAGGACACGCGAACACGTACTAAGAACGTGCATTTCGGTATTTTATTCGGGCTCAAACCTGACGGAATTTTGCGGTATATCAAAGGTTTTGATCCGCATACAAAGATTACACTACGAGACGTTGAGGGATACTATGCAAACTATTTCAACCGTTATCCAGGCATGCAGGTATTCATTGACAAGCAGCATATATTTGCTGAGAACAATGGCTATGTTGCAACAGTTTTTGGGTTCAAGCGCCCGCTGATTATCAATGAGGACTTGAAAGGACTTGTCGATGACTATGGGCAACCTGCATATTGGAAAAACATCGCCGTCAATAGCCCTGTTCAGGGGAGTGCTCATCAGCTGCTAATGTGCGGAATCATAGCGTTATGGCGTCAGCCTGAAAAGTATGCGATGTTGGGTATACCTCAGATGGAGGTGCATGACAACTTAGTGATGCGGATCAAGCTCAAGAATTTGGTTGAGTGCTACTGGCTGGCTAAGGAATTGCTTGAGCAAGAACCATTGCGTACGATCAAGCAGGATTTCCCGCATATTGACTGGCGTGTAAAGCTGGAGGTTGACGGTGCTGCTGGGTTTAGATTCGGTGTGAAATCCGGACTCAACAATAAGTTAACTATGGGCGCATTCCTGCGGGATTGGTTTACGGAGAACGAAAAAGCTATCACTGCGATCAAGGTTTTGAAAGCAGCAGCTGCATAAGGTAGATTGGGCCGTCTACAATAGTAAGTGAGGAAACAGTTATGGTCGATTCAAGTGCGAAGGTCAGCATTACCATTGGTACGTTTGTCTATGAGTTTGAGGCAGCATTCAGCACAGCACTTGCTATTTTGTTAGAGCCTCGTATGTATAGCTCTAGTGATCTAATGCGGCAGGCAACACGGGTCATTGATCGCGGTGCAGTTATTAAGGATCGGTATGGCTATGCTACGGAGCACGTAGAGCATGCACAGCTGTTACACGATGCTTACACCAAGGCTCAGGCAGCTTTGGTGTACAAAGAGCCGTTGTAGTCAATAATACGTGAGGTGTTATGAATTTAGTTATCAATGATCGTCGACATGCAGCTGTTATGGCAGAACGTATGCGAAACGATCCAAACATCATCCCGCCAATTACTGACCCACTGGGCAGCTCTTGGGATCAACCGTCAACGGATTTCATTGTTATTGATGACACTCACGCGTTGATGTCCAAACACACTTTTGAGGAGCTCGCTGAGTACTCATGTACGAACCCATCGGGTGTGTATCACGGTAAAATGTGGCGGCGGCATGACGGATCTCACGATCAGGCGTTCTTAGCACGTGGTGGCATCCCAGAGTGGTACTTGTGCTGGTACGGGTTTGATCCGGACCCGAAATTTGTTTCAAACAACTATCGAAAAATCATCTTGGTGTGAAAGGACACAATGGCGGAACCAGTAGCAACACAAAGTCCCATTCAACGGTTTCTTAGCGAGGAGTCGGATTTCGACGAACTCATTAGTAAGTTGGCGTTTCCGCAGGAGCTGGCTATCAAAGCGGCAGCAGAACAACCGGGCTTGTTTATCAAAGCAGCACGAGCACGCGTTCAGACTATGAGACGTTCGGCTCAAGCTCATGCCAATTTGGATACTACCGAGGCTGACGTTGCCTTACAGACACGGGCAGCATTGGTATCGCGCGGCGAAAAGATTACGGAGGCAACAGTAGCGGCGCTAGTCGCTATCGACGCTGCGGTGCTAGATGCCCAGAAAGCAGCACGAGCTGCTGACTCTCACGAGGAGCTAGGCAAACTTATTGTTGAGGCTTATCGGCATCGCCGGGACGTTATAAGGGTAATCGCCGAGGCGAATATCATTGAGGGCAATAATCCGTATACTGACGAAATGCGTTTCGATCAGACACGAAAGCTCTCTGAGGAGGCACGAGCTGCCCAGGCTAAACGGCGTCAAGCTGCTGCACTAGAGGATGCAACAGAGTAACTTACTGTTGATTCAAACAATAGAAACTAACTGGCTATAATCTGTATGAGGTGAAATTCATGGGTTACAAGGATAGAGCAAAAACTCGTGCGAAGGTACTTGCACAGGGTGACAATTTCAAGTTGCGAGAGGGTGAGAATTTCGTACGCATCCTGCCCACGCCTGAGTCTGCTGAGGGTGCTGAGGATGACGTTTTTTACGAAGTTCTTATGCACAACGACATCGGGGCAGAAAAGCGGTTTATGCGTTGTGGTAAGGATGCGCATGATCCGACACTGGGTGATTGCTACATCTGCGATGTCGTTGTTCCACGGCTTATCGCGAACGGCAATCAGGAGACAGCCAAGAAACTCAAGCCGCGTTGGTCAGGTGTTGTTCAGGCGCTGCACATGGCTGAGGACAACAACGTTACGGGTCCCCATTTTTGGATGGTCGGCGGCAAGTTGGGCAAGAATCTACTCATGTTGCTGGGTCAGAGCAACAGGGACTATGCATCGATTAAGCATGGTTACTGGATCTATGTTAACCGCACAGGATCGGGACTCCTGACGGAATACTCTGCTCCGATTCCAGATCAAGATCCAATCGCAGTGAGTCAGAAGTATGCTGACATTCTCAAGCCGTTCGAACAGCTTACAGAGTTGCCGGTGTATTCGGAGCAGGGCCAAAAAGATGCATGGCTTGGGAATCGTGATGCTGGTCAAGAAAAGGCGCAGTCGCCGTCGTCCAGGCGTGCGGGTGTTATGGATGAGGATGAAGCACCAGCGCCTCGTTCTACGCGCCGTGCGGCTGTTGTGGACGATGATGATACTCCTGCACCACGTAAGCCCGCTCCTACGCTCACCAAGACCAAGACAAAGCCCGTGCAGCCTGATTCTGAGGAGGCTGTCGAGGAGGAACCTGTATCCGAGGGTCCGACCCGAGAGGATATTCTGGCGTCGCCGCCCCTCAAGGCTCGCGATCCAATCACTGGCGATAAGCGTTACAAAGTCGAAATTGAGGATGGTAAGTTCGTCGCAATGACGGCTGACGGCAAGCCGTCGCCCAAGGGACTTGCTGAGGGTGAGGAGCCTACCAAGCCGGGTAAGCTCTGGCTCAAGGAACATCCTGCTCCGGTTGAGGATGAGGTGGAGGAGTCTGAGGACTATGAGGAGTCCGAGGAGCCAGTAGAACGGCCTACACGTGGAGCTAAGCCCAGCAAGCCCGCCGTAGAACCTGAGGAGGCTGACGACCTACCCCCACGCAGCACTAAGGGCAAAGCATCCACCCAGGCCAAGCTGCCGCTTGACGACGACGATCCGCCAGTATCCAAGGCTAAGACCGCGACCAAGGCTGGTACATCCAAGCCTAAGGCAGCGGCGGCTGTTGTGGACGATGATGAGGACCCGTTCGGAGAGGACTAGTCGCCGGGCGTCAACAACAACTCATGCCCAGTGCTAGTACAGGCTGGGCATACTTACTTATGCAAGTCATGAAATGAGGTTGGTCATGGATCATTGTATAGCACATGGATTTTACTACGCTGGTTGCTGGAATTGCCGTAGAGCCCGCGAGGCGTTCTTATCAGGCCAATCACAAGCGCAGGACAATGCAATAGTAAGTTCATCTGACGACTCATCATCGTTGCTGGATACGGCTATTGCTGTAGAGGTTATCGACAATGTAGTCGACACGTCTCCTATAGTTGATGTCTCGACAGATACCAGCAGCTTTGATACATCAGTGGATACAAGCAGTTTCGATAGTGGGTTCGGCGGCGATTCAGGTGGTGGTGGAGCATCTGGAGATTTCTAACTTACTGTTGCCGTACATGCACTCTACAATCTGAACGAGGTGAGTTACATGGCAGGAAAGAAAAAGGCAGGCTACGCAGAGGCAGTTGCAACTGCTGTGCTGGATGAGGAGCTTGAGGACGATGGCTCAGTAATCGATATTGCATCATTGAAAGCATCGGTACTCAAAGAGATCGGCTTGCGAGTGTTCGAACCTGAGACTCGTTTCGTGCTCAAGATGAAGTTTACAGGTGCTGAATACCTGCATCGGACTATGGGCACGCCTTATGGTCTCCCGTATGGCAAAATCTACGAGCTGAGCGGGGCTGAATGTCTTGCTGACGATACTTTTGTGCGGTTCACTGTTCTGAACCGTAAGGGTGAGCGTGTTAATAGTAAGGGTGGTACCATCAAACGCCTTTACGAGAGATTTCACGGGCTTGAAGTCCCCGGTAGAGGTAAATATCAGCGTAAGCAGTTAAAACATGCTACATACACTCTTGCGTCAGTTAACGAACAAGGCAGAATCATCAGTAATCAGATCGAAAATGTAGTGAAATCTGGTCGTAAGAAATGCTACCAGCTTACAACAGAATCTGGTTATAGGATCGTAACATCAGCCGATCATAGGTTTTTCAATGGTAAACGTTATGTACGTTTAGAAAAACTTTCTGTCGGTGATACGGTGATGATCCATAACAACACACCGTACAAAGTCGATCACGGACGGCTTATACGGCCTTACGTTGATGTGCTTGTACACAATCACCCATCAGCCCCAGATAAAATTACTGTTGAGCCATCATCTGGAAAAGTTTACACATACAAACGGTTGAAACGTTCACGAGCTGTTGTTGAGGCAAAAATGAACGGTATGGTACTTACGGATTATGTTGAGCTTTTGAATTCGGGAGACATTGCTGGATTACAGTTCCTTTCATCGGATCAGCATGTTCATCACATAGACGAAGATACGATGAACGATGAGCCTGATAATTTGGAGGTAAAAACTCCATCGGAGCACGGTGTATTACATGCTACAGAACGCCACAATAATCTCCGTTTTGTGATTGTGCCAGATGTGATCGCATCGATTACTTGTGTTGGTGAGCGTGATACGTACGACATATCAATGCGTGTTCCGTTTAACAATTTCGTAGCCAACAATTTTGTTGTACACAACAGTCATGGGAAAAGTGTGCTGCAAAAGCTGATCGAGGGTGAGGCACAAAAGGATGGTGCGGTTGTCATTCATGGTGATATCGAGGATTCAGACGATCCGCCTTGGAATGTCAAACTTGGTGTTGACAACGATCAGTTGATTCTCGTCAAACCCAAGATGATTATTCTGTCGATGCCACAAGCCCATAAAGATGCCAACAAGGTTGCAAAAGAGGCTTGGACAGCAAAGCCCGCTGCGTGGAAACTGGAGCATCCGTATAAGCGCCCGTTCGATCCACCTCTACGTCCGCAGACAGCCGAGGAGATTTTTGAGGAGATTGAAAAGCTCGTCGAAAAGCTGCATGCAGCAGGTGTTGAGAAAATGGTAGTGGCAATCGACTCGTTAGCCAACCTATCTACCAAGATGCAGCTTGAGGCTGGAACGCATACCAACATGCGGACTAATAGCGACTTTCCTATGTTCCTGTCGCAGAACCTCAAGCGGTGGCAAACACTAGCATCGAATTTCAACATTATGGTGCTGCTCATCAATCAGATACGTGAAAAGCCGGGTGTTATGTTTGGTGATCCTATTTATGAGCCGGGTGGTCGGGCGTTGCGACATAATTGTGCGTCGCGTAATCGGGCACGCAGGGCTGGAAACGGTAAAATATTCCTTGCAGGCAAACTCATTGGCATCAGCGGTATTCTTAAGAACACCAAGAATAAGTCTGGTGAGGGATCGATGGAACAGCAGATGTGTACGTACATGGTGGAGTGGAATGACAAGCCTTTGTACAAGCGCGTGTCATTCGGCCACTTTGTAGCTAAGGAAAAGCCTGACAAAAACGCGCCGGTGGATGCAGACTAACAATCAACAATAAGTTTCGATAGGAGAGTTAAAAATGGCAACACAAAGTGCAAAGCCTATACCCCCCGCAGCCAAGCATCCGGTGACTGCTCCAGGGTCCATGATATCGATACCTGAGGAGTCTCGGGACGGTACCGCGCCGGATACAAAGGCTGCTATCGAGATCATTGACGATAGCGTGGTAGTCAACCTCAATCACAGCAAAGTCCCAGTTCCAGATCAGGGGTCATCTACTGTTGTAAGCAAAGTTATATCGGATCTACTACAAGGCAGAATTACTATTGCAGAGGCCGATAATGTGCTTGTGGCATTCTGGCAGGAGCATGCAGATTCGCGTCAGGCGCTAACCGATACACTCGCACGTCTACAAGTGCTTGGTGAACGCCTGTATCAGAACACGACGGTTTTCATGCAAATGATCCACCGTTATAAGTAAGTCGATCACGCTACAATGTGAGTAAGCGAGTCCCCGGTTCGCCGGGGACTTTGTGTTGAGGATTATCATGATTAAAAATACGGTGGCGGCTGATAAGGCCCTAGTATCCAGCACTGCGGACTTGAATGAGCTGAAAGAACTGCTGGAGTATTGGCAGCGTGAGTTACGTCTCGATCATTGGGATATCAACTTGCGTTGGGCAGCTCCGGGTGAAATTCCCACGGCGGCAGGAACATCCATCGCAGGCAGATATCATCAGGCTACGATTCTGCTCCAATACCCAGGAGATAGGGCTGTTCGTGATTTAGCGGATGTAGGACTGGGCTATGAACTTACTCTTGTACACGAGCTGCGCCACATTCAGGAATCTATTTGGCGTGATAATCCCAAGATCGAGGCCGTGATGGACAACGATCCATGGATACAGCGTTGGCATGAGGCAATACACGATGCTACGGCTGAGGCTTTGGTGCGTGCAAGGCGCGGTTTACGGAGGTTATGATGCTGCGTAGGAGCATACGTTTGTAACAAACAATTCAACAGTAAGTGAGGATCAATACTATGTGGGTTTGGGCAAATAATCATCCCGAGTTACTTTGTATTATTGTTGTGACAATTCTCTTGTGTGTGTATGCCTATGTACAAGCACTCATGGGTTTTGTAGAGTTTAGATTTGGCCGCACGTTTCCCGGTCGCAGACAAAAACGAGTGATTGAGGTCATGCCACCTGTTGATGATAGTGTCGATGCGTGGAACGCATTTGTAGATCGATTTAATGCTGAGGTTGAAAAGTGCCGCTTGGAAAAACGCATTAAAGAGTAATCAACACTCGCAAGACACAATGACTAAGCCTGACACATCACGACCGATAGATATTCTCCATGAGGCGGCACGCACCACATTCGCTGTGGGTAAGTTTGTTTACTTAAAAGAGGTGCGTGATGCTACGGGTTTTGATGCTGTACGTACAGCTGATGCTATGGCTATAGGCATGTACAGATCCGCAGGCCGGGCGATCCATGGCTTTGAAATGAAAGTCTCGCGACAAGACTGGCTTAAGGAACTAAAACAGCCGGAGAAATCTGAAAGTCTGTTACGTTTTTGCGATACGTGGTCACTGATAGCGTCAACAGAAAGTATCGTTCATGATGGAGAGCTGCCTCCATTGTGGGGATTCGGTATACCGCATAGAGCTCGATCCAATGCCAGCTGGCGAATCAAGTGGTTAGTCAAACCTCCTGAGCTCAAGCCTATGCCTTACGATATCGTGTTCTTGACAGCGTTGATAGCATCGGCTCAGGCACAACCCGGTATTGATGCTCGCAAACTTATTGATGAGTCTTACAAGCAGGGTCAGGCTTACAGTCGTAGCATTATTGCGAATCGTGAAACTAAGATTACTAGGCTCGAAAAGATTATTGAAACGTTCAGTCATGCCTCCGGTGTACAACTTAGTTCTTGGATGGCCGATTCAGATGTGGTTGAGGCTGCTGCTGCTTATAAGGAATTTCGTCTTACACGTCATACACTAGACAATAAGCGTATGGAGCTGCAAGACCTCTATCACCATTCAGAGCGTATTACGAACGGTATCCGCAAGGTGCTCAAAATCGAGGAGAGTAATGGCACAACAATTGAGTCTTAGAATGCGTCCGCGTAGATTTGCAGACATGATCGATCAAGAGGCGGTTACTGATGAGCTGGCAAATTACTACGTAGATAACAGTGATTTGCCGGTCGCATTGATGTTTACCGGTCCATCTGGTGTAGGCAAGACAACACTCGCAAGACTGTGTGCTGTGTCATTAGAATGTCCTCATTCAACAGAATTTGGAAATCCGTGCAAAGAATGCTACTGGGCATCCGTAGATCCAGAGCAGTACGAGTTTGATGAGTTCAACTCAGATATTACAGAGGTCAACTGTGGTGACATGTCAGTTGAGGAGCTACGTAAGTTGATGGCACATGCGATCTACGCTCCTAGTAATGGAGCGCGGTTTCGTACGTACATACTGGATGAGTTGCAAATTTTGTCACCACAATCTCAAAAGTTCTTGTTCAAAATTCTAGAGGATTCTCCCGCATCAACAAAGTTTTACCTCTGCACGACCGAACCCGAGGACATTCTTGAGGCAGTCGTGAATCGCTGTGTCAGCTATCAGCTCAGACATCTGACAGAGGACGGACTTAATCATTTGGTTGAAAAGCTGATCGTCAAGAGCAAGTCAGACTTGGACCCCGTGACATTGGCTAATCTCCTGATTGAGAATCGGGTATGGTCGCACAGAGCTGTCACCCAAGCTGTTACAAAGTACCTTTCCGGAGCCACACCAGCCGCTGCTGCCTCGTGTGCAGGTTTAGAGGGTCTGGACATCGGTCTCATCAGTCGCTACGTCATTAGCGGCGACTGGGGGTTATTGAGCAAGGTGTTGCAGGATGCTGAGGATAGTCAGTTTCGAGTGATTCGAAATAATGTTGCGTTGTACCTACATGCTATGTTGTTGTCAGAACAGGCATCGGGCGAGAAACGTAAACAACTTGCAAAGGGAATTGCCCGTTTATCCCAAGTAAATCTAAGGGACAGTCAGATACTGAAAGCGGCGGTTACATCGGCACTGCACGATGTGATGCTATTGTTCATGCGGAATGCTTGATGAGTTCGTAATACGTCAACACAAAGTCAAGACGCTATAATCTATGCATGAGCGGATCATACATTCTTACAGGTGACTGGCAAGCCCGGTCATCGAATCTTGAAACCATACGACTTGCTATTGAGCGTGAGAACGCAGTCATGCGCGAGTACGGGGCAGACTTTGTGATCGACTTAGGCGATCTTAAAGATCCGTACAATCCTTTGGACGCTCGTTTAGCAATGGTGATGCAGGATCGTTTTCTGCATAAGCAACACTTTGTCGTAAAAGGCAACCACGACCGGTTGTCACAGAATGACAATGATCTAACGTGGTTTCCTTTGGTGGGTGGTGTAGAAAACTTTGTATTGCGTGCCGCTCGCATAGAAAAGCCCGATGTCATTTTTTATGTTTTGCCGTACAGCAACAACGGGGACGAACTACGTAAGGTAGCTAACGATTTAGTTGCCATGGCTCGTACAGATCGAGCACAAGAGCCTAAAGGGTCCAAACGTGAGTTTGTGTTGCTGTTCCATTGCGATGTACGTGAAGCTGATTATGGATCAGGCCGACTCAATATTGACAGCATCGGTATGGGCGATTTGCAGTTTGATGCCTATGACTATGCATTCGGCGGACACGTACATAAGCCTCAAGAGCTTGTGCCTAGCATGGCCTATTATGTGGGTTCCCCATTTTGTCAGGACTGGGGAGAGGCTAATCAGGTTAAGCGATTTTTGGTGTACACGCCGGGTAAAGGTGTAAAGTCGGTGCCGGTCGGTCTACCTGGGTTTTACGATTGGGATGTGGCTAAGACATTGTCGGTAGAATCATTGGCTGGCTCAACAGTAAGATTCCATATTAGAGCCAAAGATGGAGCTCACTATCGGGCGCTGGAGGTCAAACGCCGCGAGCAATTTGCAGGCAAATATCCGAATACGATGCTGCACTGTGTGCCGGAGTATGAGCAAACAGAGATAGCAGATTACACTTTCACCCAGGGCAACGATGAGACAAAGGTGCGTGAGTTCATCCGTCAGACGAAAGACGACGACAAAGCACTGGCAGATTATGTCGTAAAGACTCTTGAGCGGGCCACCACTGTTCGTACATTGAACACAGAGGGTTTGCGATTTGTAGCTGCACGCGGGCACAACTACACCTCATTCGAGGATGTGCGGTTTGACTATCGTAAGCGCGGTGTGGTCGTTATAAACGGCAAGAATTTAGATTGGCCGGGGAGATCGAATGCAGCAGGCAAGACCAACATTCAGGATCTGGTTAAGGTCGGAATGTTTGGTGAGCGCGACAAAGGTAAAGAGGAACGTGCCGATTCATGGGCCTCAGAGACTCTTGCAGGCACAGCGTGGCTTGAAACAATATTCGATACAGCAGCCGGTGATCGTGTCAAAATAAAGCGTTCAAGGAATCCAACGTCTATTCAGATGTTCGTGAATGGTGAGGACAAGTCATCAGGTTTGACCGGACGCGAAAAGAATGGGGGTACACAGGGACTTATTGTTGAGTACTCTGGGTACGATCTCCGAATGCTAACAAATGCTGTGTACATCGATCAGGAACGGGCACATAAGTTTCTTACTGGCACGCCTAAGGAAAAGTCAGAGCTGCTATACAAGTTCCAAGGACTCGAACGATTTCAGACGGCGCGGGAGTTGGTAGCTGCTGAGGTTAAAACACAAAAGGAATTGGCAACGCGGTTGGATCGTGAGTGCGTAGCAGCTAAAGCCACACACGAGGCGGCAGTGCTCACACATCAGGATGCTCATGCGGTTTTAGAATCAGCCATAGCTGAAACCGCTGCTACTGCAAAGGCTTTGGAATTGCGGAGCAACGCTGTTGACGAATACATGCCTACGTATGATAAGGCAGTTCTTGCGCATAAGCGCATCACAATAAAGTTGCAGGAGCTGAATCGTCAGGCCGGAGATAATGCTGCCTTGCTGGGAGCTGCGCGAAATACTGTTGAATTGCACACAGCGAGTATCGAACGGTCCAAAAAGGCTAGGGTAGCAGCAAAAATCGAATTAGCTACACGCCAATCAGCTCTTAGCGTCGCCCAAGATGGCTATAACAAGGCCGTGGAGAGTCTTGCTGTACTGCGGGAGCAGGTAACAGCGGCTACGGATGCGCTGAACGCAGGTGAACGGGAGAAAGCCGTTACAATAGCCCAGCTAGGGGCATGCCGGACTGAGATTAAGGCTTTGGGTACGGGCCGATGTGGTGCTTGTGATCGTCCGTTTGATAACGAAAAAATCGTGGCACGCCGTAAGCGCGAGCTGGCAGCACAAGAAACTGAATGGCTAGAGAGCCTAGCCAGTTCTGACAAGGCAATCAATATCAGTCAGGCTACGATCAGTAATAATACGATTCAGATCAAAAAGTTCGAGGCAACAATAAGTACGTACGAAAGTTTGCAGCGTCACGTGCAAAACGCCACAACTGCATTAGAGTCTGTGGGGATTGGTGTTGACGTTGATACTCTGACCGCAGAGATTGCTGATGCTCAAGAAAATCTTAGTCTGTGCCGAGATCGGGGTAATGCTTTGAACTTGGAAATTGAGCAGGCCCAAGAGTTGTTGCCAACATACCAGGAGCAGTTGACGATTTATACAAGACTTACAGCAGCTAAAGATGTCGAGGTCGGACAGCTTGAGGATGGTCGGGTTCGTGAGCGAGCGGCGCAGGCTCGTTATGATCGGGCAGCATCGGACAAGGTTACGGTAAAAGCAACTGTCGAACGTTTGACTGGGGAGTATGATGCAGCACAAAGTCAGTTGTCATTGCTAACCAGGGCCGTAGAGTGTTTGGATCGTACAGGCATACCAGCATATCTGTGTGCCATGTTGTGCCCCATGTTGACGAAAGCAGCTGAGGAGTATGCCAAGTTGTTTGCTGACGATGCATTGCAGATCGTGTTTGAATTCGTGGATGGTGAATTCGACAGCAAGATTATCAACGGACAGGGCAGCAGCACGATGGAGGGGCTCTCTACGGGCGAGAAAGCCACTGCGTCACTGATTACAGCGTTTGCTCTCCGGTCAGCAGCACCTAAGACAAATCTGTTGGTTTTGGACGAACCGGGCCGGGGACTAGACGAGCTTGGGCAACGTAAGTTTGCTGAGGCACTGGCGACACTCAAGGATAGCTTTGAGACTATTCTGGTGTCGACACATGATATTGCGTTTGCTGATTCATTATCAGCCGATGTTACACTTACTGTTGTAAAGGAAAATCGGATATCGAGGATTGAACAATGAGCAGCGCAAGACGTAAAGCCATAGTGCAGGAGTTGAGGGAACAGGGGCGTGCTGCATATGCAGCTGGTAAACGATACCAGCGTTGTCCACATCAATTCATGGACAAGAGCCAATGGCAGCAAGGCTGGTTGGATGCCGAGGCAGAATACAACGCACAGCACGAAATGGCTGAGGCATCTGCTCAATTTGTGTTGCCTGCAAAGTATGAGCGCAAGCATCTACATCGGAAACGTGAGTATTACCGTGAGTATGTATGGAAAATCTACTACCGAATTCCAGATAAGAAATATGACGAGGACGATATCAATGCGGAAATTGCACTTGGTTATGAGGAGATTAAGTTCTCTGGGGAGGATGCTGAGGCTTTGTCATTAGCTGTGTATGAGGTGATGCTGAGGACTGTGAGTGATGCAACACAAATTCAAAATTCGTAAACGTGTCGGATACGTGTACTCTTTACGAATAGGCGGTAGAGTACCACGCGCCATATATGTTTATTGGCAACTTTCGTACGGATCTTACGTTTGTCATAGTGATACATTTCAACAATGTTTGGCTCGTATGGAGCAAATAGTAGGAGCTGTACTGGACGGTAGGATTTCATTTTTGGAGGTAGGGTGTCATGGGTGTTGGATTCCCAGCAACGTTGCGACTGCACGAGTTCGGACACAAGATTTATCAAGCGTTTGGCCGTTGGCCCTATCACGTAGGATCGTCCGTCATGTTAAAGACTGGCTGGCGAGATGTCGACGTTAGGCTGATGCTTGAGGATGAGCTGTATGAGTCGATGGGCTTAGGCAATCCCAAGCGGCCTCAGAATAACGCCAAATGGTGTGCCTTATGCCAAGCGTTCAGTTCCTGGGGCCGTGAGATCACAGGACTCCCCATTGATTTCCAGATCCAGCAACTCTCGCTCGCCAATAAAGAGGAGGGTGAGAATGTTCGGAGTTTTCTGGGTTTGATACCAGAAAAGATTGATGAGGAGGCTGCTGCCCGTATAGATGCAACACCCGGGGAATATCAGATACTGGCTGATATGCATGAGGCTGGTTGTCCCTATGCAAATGGTTCGTCGCAGGGAAATGTACACGGACCAGTGAGTGAGCATTCGTCATGAGTAAGTTGATACAGGATGATGCCCGGGAGTTGATCGCATTTTACGATGCTCAGGGATGGGATTGGTCATCAGCTCTTGGGTTCCTGTTGACGCAACGTCTAGGAGTTACTATTGCATGGTTGAGGCCAGACGGGCGACCGATTGGCTGGAAACAGCCCCGGAGATCCAGAAAGAGTTGCATCAGGGCATAAGAATGTTCTATCGTGGCCCACAGCAATAAACTGTGAGGTGGACGCAACAATGAATATCGTGATCGTAGGAGCCAAGGACCGATCCAGCAAAGACGATGCAGCCGACGTAGCAGCACTTTTGAACCTACTTGAGGCTAAATACGGAGTGTTTACCGTTCTAACAATGATGGGCCATACCGGAATCGGCAAGCTGGTAAAGAATGAATCCTGTGTGCCTACGGAGGGGCGTAAACACCGTTTCCCGTTCTGCGAGGCAGATATCAGGGTCTATGCCAGTGATTTGAGCAAAGATGCCATGGCGCAGCTCTATACAGCGAGAAACGCCATGCTGTTTGAGGCCGGGGACATGTTCTTTTCGTTTCCACATCCCCAGCGCCGGGCAGTTATTGATGAGCTGATCGACAAACGGGTGATTCCGGCGAATCGTCCTTATAGGATATTCCTGCCCGGCGACGTAATAGAGGTTTGAGCTTAAAGATTTCGTTTCGCGCATCCAAGATACCCATGACCAACGCTTGATGCTCATGTGCATTGAGCGTTGTTCCTTTTAAGGAATCGGACATTCGCAAGTAGCCTCCCACACGGCGACCGGCGAGCTTGTCTAAAGCTACGTCAACCTGGGAGAGTGTACGGTTTGCACCGTTGCTGTCTCCAGCTCTGTACGCGAGATAGGCTGTGGCAGCGAGCACAGCTAGGAATGCCACCACAGTCTCTATAACGATGTAATCGATCATCTGGATAATCCTTGTCCTTGTTCCAGGGAGCCCATGAGGCTATCAAGGAAACTGTAGAAACTACGGCGATGTTCAATGTCGGCACGTTGAGCGGGCGACAGGGGTTTGGTTGGAGCCGGTGAACAGATTTCGCCGCTACCGTCCAGCTTGATACAGCGTACTCCATTTGAGCAGTATTGGGGCTTGCCGGTGCCGAGCTTTTCATACTGTTGAGTTCCACAGGCCGGGCAGCTATGAGCTACGGTATGGGCGCGGTCGTCGTCGGGAATAGCCTTGGGATCATGATGCCAAATGACCCCGCAGTCGTCGCATTTATGATTGTGTGGAGTGTCGAACATGAGAGCCTCCGCTCTGCACGAGATATGGCGGTTGACTTACTGTTGAGAGATACACTCACCAAGTTTTGTGAGTGCGATGCTTGCAATACTTAGATGCTCTTGGGCCGCTTTGAGATACTGTTGCATATTGATGTTTGCTTGCAGAGCGTTTTCGAGTTGTTGCTCACGCTCAGCAATACGCCATGCCAAATCTCGTTTGGTAAATTCCTCAGACGAGTCTAGCCACTCAGCACGTTGGCGTCCTGCAAAATCTAATCGTTCTGTAATCTTGGGGAGTTGAAATACCTTGACCGACATAAGGATCTCCTGGGTTAGTATTTGATTGGTTCGATGCGAACTTTTGAACCTTTGCCGAGCCCGTTGCCCTTGGTGTCAAACAAATAACCATTGACTCGGATACGACCGTTACTGGTAATGTTGCTGATAATGGCCTCTCCGAATGTCGTAGGTGTACGGTAGATGACAAGATCAGCCACGTTAACCTTAGTGCCTTTCAATGTTGACGACATAAGAATCCTCCACCTCATCCAACTCCACATATTCAGCTGCATCTGCCAACATATCCTCAGAGATGCCAGCAGATTCAAAATTGACTTTCTGTTGTGCGATATGTTCATCCAGCCAGTGATGCGCCGGAGCTTGCAGGGCTTCGCAAGCTGCGATCTCTCGATTACATTCGAGGAGATCATCGAAATCACATTGAAGAGCCACGCCTCGTCTGCTTTTGGATAAGATTACTTCGCGCCGGGCAATCCAGTCTGGAAGTTTCATATCTATCACCTCAATAGTAATTGGATGCTCAACTTACTGTTGACGATTCAACGATGTCCTCAAGCCCCTCAAAACCGATGCACTGAAAATATGTTGCCAGCTGGGACAGGGTGAACGTTACAGTCGTTCTTGTGCGTCGAACAATGAACAGCCGAAGATCAGCCTCTCGCGAGATGCAGCGGAGTGTGTCGTCAGGTTTGATGATGGCTGTACCCGTTTTTAGGACAGATTTGGAGTTCTTAAGCCGAATCAGGTATCCAGGTGCGATAGTAGCGGCGAAGATTCTGGGAGCTGACATGGTATTGCCTCCGTATTCAGGGATGGGAAACGGGTCATACGACCGTTACCTGTAAAGCCGTGCCTGCGGTACCACGCAATGAGCTGCTCTTTTGAGAGTCGGGGTTTTGTGCTACCGAAAGGATATACAGCAAGTTCGAGGACCACTTCGTGGATGTCGGCAAGCCTGCATAACCATTTGAGTCCGGCAGATCCAAAACCTTTCCCACGGAACACAGAACGTATGCTTTCGATCAAGATTACATCGCCGTCACACTGACAATCAAAAATGCAACGCATACCGCCCCAGATCCGTTCGCTATAGTCGGCTGGATTAGGAATCGTGTTGTTATGGTATTCAGCCATGAAGTTGAGAACGTTATTCGGAGTGTAGTAGTCCTCTGGCAAGAATATGGATTCGGGCTGTTGTAGTGAGATTTCCATAGATCACTCACCCGAAAAGTATGGTGATAATGCAGCCGGGGAATTGCCCAGAACAGCGTCTACCATGTGCCCAGCAGCAATGTTCAGGGCGATGTTATAGGAATGTACACGGCCAGCTTTGAGATGAGTCTTAGCGATGTACAGGAATTGGCGGGCGTATTCGTACGCGGTTATAGACTTGACAGGCATAATCACCTCGTATCTATGAGATGTGTCAACAGTAAGTTGGGATGCAATAGAGTTTAGGCGCTCTATAATCTTGGTGAAAGGGGATTACAAATGTCAAAAGTGTTGTCACACAAAGTCGTTAAAAACAATCCAAAGGAGGTTGAGGGTGTCGATCCTTACGATTCGTCAGAAGGTGATTATGAGGGCGACAGTAAGAATGTTGACGAGCCTAATTATCAAACACAAGCTCACATGCGGTTGCTAGAGATCGAGAAGCTGGAGGCTACCAAAGAGCGTCTGGAGGATGTGTTGCTGGAGGAATACATATATCATCAGCTCCGGTCCCAAGCACTTAAGCGCCAACTGAACGATCTCGGTATCCAGGTGCCGGGCCAAGTCGACTAATAATCAAAAAGATGCCCCGGGTAAATTCTCCCGGGGCGTATTGGCAATCAAAGAAAAAGGATGTTTTGAGTGTAGCAGATTACTCATCCTTTTTAGCCGGTGGGGGTGGCGGTGGCGGCAGCACTGGGGGATTGGTTGCGGGAACAGCCTTGCTCGTCTTGGGCGTATTGCGAGGTGCGGCCTTGGGTGGATATTCGTTGCTCATGGGTATTCCTTTCGGGCGACGTATCGCCGTGGTAAGGCCGATAGTAGCAGATAGCAATGATTACCAGATTGATTAAAAAGCTGGAGTGGAAATAAAGCATAAATTGGATGTCTTTGGCGAAGTCCCAGTCCTCATAATCGTGGATCACAAGACAGTATTTGGCGAAGGTCGCTATGGGCGTCAAGTAGAACTGAGCCAGGAGCAGGATCGCAACAGGCAGTAGGCTGCGTAGCTGTAAGCAGAACCCAATAGCGATGATGTCCAAAATAATGTCGACAAGGGTCAGGGAGTTGTACGCAGTACGCTGCACAACATAGGGTGCGTACTGATAGAGGAGCAGCAGTATTGGTACCTGCAAAATCTGTACGATCTGAATGACAGTGAAACCGCAGGCTCGTTTCCAATAGCCACGATAGATCAGCATGAACACCATGAGAGCGTCTGTGATGTATTCGATCTTGAGCATTTAGGTTGCCCCTCGATAATTGTGTTGAGAACGGCAACAGTTTATCACCGCAGTACCTTGCGCGATGGCCATTGATTGAAAAGTTTTCCGAGTTTGGATACGTTGACAATTTGTTGCGTTTTCCAAGACTGGACCGTTCCATCAGGCAGTTCGACGTTCAGAATGCTGTAGCTCCAGACGTGATCTCCGCGAAGGATAGCAGTTTTTACGTTGCCAATTTTGGTGATGAGCTTTTTGATGAATGAGTCATACTGAGCGGCGGCGTCCTCCTCCGCATACCGGATGAACTTTGCAATGCGCTCTTGGCTGACGTCAGCATAATGTGGCTCGTGCATTCGGTAGCTGCTTTGCCGCCATTCACACAAGCCAGAAAACAGCTTGTACTTATTGTGTGCTTCGTGCCACTTGAAATCGCTTAGGGCTTGGGTGCTTGGGTAGGGAGCGGCGATATTCAAATCGTTACCAGCTTGTTCTAGTTCTGCCGTGACTTCAGCAATGATTTTGAGAGCCTCGATCTTGGCACGTTTTACAGCCTCGACCCGGAGCGGGAGAACAGCGATGGCAACCGGGTGGGTAGCGTCGTATTCGAGTTTGTTGATTGGCTGTTTCATACTTATTTGATGTTCAACTTACTGTTGACGACTCAATTTTCGATAATTTCTCCACAAACGTCAAAGCCATGAGCCGAGCGCTGGGCAGACTGGAACGCTATAGCTGCTTTTTTCGTTTTGAAAGCGCGTGCTCCAGCTTTTTGGACAAAGATCGTGGGCGCGTCAATGCTCGAAGTATCGCCAGACGCGGACATTACGACGAGATGTCCGATACTTGTTTCAACGTCTCGATTGAGCATAACGGAATACTTTGCACGTGCCATTTGGAACCTCATTTCTCAGCTACACGTATTTGATGCTCGTCAACAGTAAGTTGATTCTAGACAAAGAAAAGCCCGGCCTATACGAGCTCCGGGCTTTTATGTTTTAGAACGATTCAAGCAGTTTGGCAGCAGCGTTATCGATTTTGACCCGCTCGTCGCCGTACTGAGTTTCTTGTGACGCCCGGGTCAAACCTTGGACCGTACCCCACACGCTGTGTGGGTTGCCGTCAGTAGACTCGTTCTCAGCAGCCAGCTCGTAACCGCGAGCGATGAGCTTTTGTGAGACCTGACCCCGGAGCCGTTTGAACACCTCATCAAGCACCTCATCCTTGGTCCCACCCAGGATCGTGTTCTGGGCTGATACGATTTTGGCCTCATCCTCGGATGCCGATTCATTGGCATACTTGGTGAGTTCAGCGCTGAATGATTGGAACCGTCTGCGGATGTCTCCGACGTGGCGCAGGCTTAGCTTGGCAACGTCCTTAGCACCCCAGACTATATGATTCGAGCAAACGAACCGGTAGAGGAAAGTGGTGATCTTGAGAGCACCAGCGCCAACCTCTGAGTTCGAGACAAAGAACCCGCGTCCAAGTCCGGCATTGTTGCCCTTTTCGGCAAGCCGGTAGTTATTGTTGACGAGGAAAGCGAACAGGTCGTGATCGGACACGTAGATGGTTTTCTCGTGTTCGCCGTTCGACTCTCCCCAGACGGGACGGTCAGCGTGTTCGAATGCCACTGGAGTATCCCAGCCTGCATCTTTGAACGCCAACAGTCTTTCAAACACCTCATGATTCCAGATCCGCTCATAACGGTCTGAGGTGATGGCCCGGATAACCTGCTTGCCATTGCTGTGAGCCAGAATGTTGACCGACCCGTTTTCGGGATTGGGGTTGTTGGCGGTCCCGAACTTAGCAGCAAGGCCGTGGTTGAGGTTCTGGACTGCCAAGGTGGCCGGAAGCTCCCTGAGGTAGCCAGCAGGAGCACCAATGCGGCTTGCAAGCTGCCCAAAGGCGAAGTGTGTAAGGTCTGTGGGGATGCCACCACGACCGACAAGTTTTACCTCGTCGTCAATGGCTTGAGCACGAATCGTCGAAGGATCGATGTCCTTACGTTCGGCTGAGTTGTGGGCATAATGAAGGGCTTGATCGTATGCCGTCTGGATGTCGTTGTAACGTTCATCAGCGGGGCGATTCGCCCATTGGCGGGATGCTGCAAAGAGTTCCATACTGTTCACCTCTGTCCGACTGTGCCTTTGATCGTGCTTGGCAACCGTGGATATCTATAAGATACATCTACGAGGAAAAGGATTCAACTTTCTGTTGATTAGACGTGATTCTGTATAAACCCAATGAATTCCAGATCCGTAGCAGGATCAGCAAACGCAACACCGTTGGGCAAGTGATAGAGCTTGCTGGCTTTGAGCACGACCACTACACCATTCGAGGTGTGGATGATGAGATCGCCTTTGAAATGTTCACCACCTTGAGCAAACAAAGCGTTTTGGAGAACGTAGACGTGTCTATGGGGCTTGTCGTGCGATCTACTGCATTCCGTACCAATGATGACGTTGTCAATCTGGAGCACGTGCTCAGCAGCCTCACTAATTTTCAGGTGGGTTACGGTTTTGAATGACATATGAACCTCCAATCAGTCAGATGCTTTCGATGGGAGAAGGACTCAACATAAAGTTGAATCGTCAACAATAAGTTGAGCATCTAATTGGGGGTGAGGTGCTTATGTCACGTCAGAAAGCTGTTAAAGTTACGGTCAGCAAATATCATGTTGACACATACAAGCTAAAACTTACGTGTGGTTGTGAGTACACTGTTCACACGTCGAAAGAGGCGGCAGAGGCTTTCAGTGACGCTGGTTTCGAATGCAAGCGTTGCCCAGTTTCTATTGAAACTGTTGGCACCCATCCAATACATAAAGTTTATAGGTGAGCAATGTTTGAAGTGTATCCAGATGTAGATTGGTTTCCATCACCGTTTGAAGTGATGGAACTCCAAACCCGCATACGTGAGCTTGAGAGAATGAACGCTGATTGTCACGTGCGTACCGGTAACGCTATGGCTGGCTTGGGGCGTGAAATAGTTCGGGCCGGAAACATGGAGGCCAAACTAGGCGTTGCCATTATGGACCGCATCGTCGTCGAAAGAACGACGGGTGTAACACGGGAAAATATTCAGAGGTTCACGAATGAGAGCTATTCCAAAGAGTTGTGTGAAATCCAAAAGACAAAGGTGAGAACGTGAGCGAGAAAGTTTTGACCGACGCAGAGCTGCGTAAAACGTATTACAAGGATTACGGCCTTCTACTGGATCGTTTTCCAAATTATCCAATTGTGATGGACGGCAATGTCCTCCGTTGGAAACGCAAGCCGCTTATGGATTGGATATCTGATCAGATTCCAGAGGGCATGAATGCTGTTTGGATAGCAGCTCATCGTAATAAGTTTCCCCGTGAGGATCTCTATGAGTTCTATCAAGAGGTCGGTTACTCGCTGGCGGGGTTTCTTGAGGTATTCGGTGATGAGCTGGATCTGAATTGTTAGAGCCATAGCAGACGCTACAATCAGTATGAGGGTGCTTTATGTTGATTACAACACTAAGTGAAATACGACACGCATTGGGCAGCATGATTTGCCGGGCATCGAACAGCGGCTGTACGTTGACACAGGAGATCAATGGTGTGTCTGTAACGGCCATCCCCTACAAGAAACAAGCCGGAGCTCATTTTCAAGCCTACAATCAGGACATTGGCCGTAAGGTGCTGGCTCAGAGCCTACTTGGGGAGCTGTCAAAACAAAGTCAGGAGCAGGCATGAGTGGTTTGGAGATCAGAAAAATGACCAATTCGACAGCTAAGAGTCACACAGCACCTCGAATTACGCTAGGCGCAGCGATACGAGGGGTATGGGAAGTACATCCACAAGCTATCGACAGTTGGAGCGGTAGGATATGGACATCGCAGCACGGGTTTAAGAAGAGTGCATCCCTTGCTCCAAAGATGCCACACGAGACGGAGTATTTCTTGGGAGAGGATTGGATTGACGCGTTCCCCAAGCTCCCAGTGAAAACCGCGCCCGAATCCTATGACGTTGCATATGGTCACTCGGGTATGCAAATCGAGACCGAGAGTGAAGACGAAGCTAGTCCCCTGCCCGTCGAGGAAAAGTTCACAATATTCTTGGACGACGAAGGAGACTACGTCATCCAAGCCAATCGCGAAGCACAGCATGAGTTTTTGACCGCGCACGGATCGACGCCAAACGAAGCAGTTTATGCCATGCGTCAGACGCTTGATTTAATCACCCGAGCGCGGATGAAAGCCAACGGAGGCAATCATGAGCACCCCAGAGATTGACTGGACGAACGACCGTGAAGTTGTGGAAGCTGCCATACCTGGAGTTGCTGACGGAACCTATCGTGGTCCCATGCTTGGCTGGTACTGGTCGCAGGCTCGCAAGGACCCTCTGGTCGTTGAGTGGGAGGCCAAGCACAGACCTACTGTTGCTGATGAGTACATTGCGGATTTGGCTAAGATCAAAGCAGAACAAGTTCCAGCGGTTGACTTGCCTAAGGTGCTCTATGACGCGCTGAAAGGTTTAGAGTCTTTGCACTTCGATGATTGGTATGACGATCTAGTACAAATACAGCAAGCCCGCGAGGCCATCAAACTCTACGAGGCGAAAGGGGCAGTAAATGAGGTGTGAGAGTTGTCTCAGTGACGAGCCGCTAACGGTGGAACTGCACCAAGAGTTCGCCGTTGTAATAGTTCATTGCCCAGCCTGCGGTGTGGGCAAAGAGTACGCTATTGGTGATTGCAGATGCTGCGGACACCCTAGATGTGGACTACATGGTAGTGACGAGGCGAAAGGGGCAGTAGATGAAACGAAGCAGGAACAGACGAATCATCATGGGTGACATTGTTACGTTCAAAACAGGCGACAAGCGTATCGGCGTAGTGGGCTATGCTCCATATTCTCTCGATCTTTGTCAGGTGACATGGAAGGGCCGCAAGAGGCATGCCATCGTGCGGAAGAGCCTACTTGAGGTCGTCACCAATGCCAAAGGCTCGACGAGGCGCAGAACATAACCATACGCAGGCTACAGGCGCACGTAGCGGAGGTCTAGAAATGTACGCATTGCTTAACAAAGACAAAGAACTGTTCTGGTACAAAATCCCAGGAATTGCTGGGGAGTTTCGATCTGTCTCAATATTCAATACTAGGGAAGATGCCATCCTTGCAGCCAAGGCGCTCTACATGGAAAACCTGCATATCGCAGAAATAAGCGTGGCAGTAACCATCAATCGAAACGTAGCAGTACAGTTGTTCGCGGATCTACCGCAGGAGGCTGTATGAGCAAGTGGAGCTGGTGTGCAGCGGAAGACACGGATACACCATCGACAGATATATCGGCGGTGCTTGAGCGATTGGAGGAACAAGGCAATGAAGTTGTTTCCATTGTCATAACTGGCGAGCGCAACGGCAAGCACTACTATCGTATTTTCTACCGCGAACCCTTATCCCAAGACGCCCGCATTGTCGAGTTGGCGGCTGAAGTCGAAAAGCGAAAATACTTTCCGGCGCAGCTCCTGGTTGGAGGCGGACCCGTCGTGACACAAGTTGCTTTCGACGAAATGAAAGAACTTGCAAACGCCCGCATCGCAGAACTGGAGCGGGAGATCCGAGAGGCGCACCGTCTTTTGGATTACGCAGTTTGTTTGCATGTAAGAGATACAGATGAATGGGGCAATTGGTGTGAAACGAGAATGGAATGGATAGATCGCGACGATAAGCGCAACGCAGAGAGGGCGACCGAACAATGAGCGAAATGAAGATGGCTCCAGCTCAGATAGGGCGACACGGAACCGGCAAGATTCCTTGGGCTATGCATATGGCAGCGTACGAGGTATACAGTGAGGTATTCGAGCCACAACTAGCGTTGGTCCAAGGTGGTTGCCGTGGAGGATTTGGGGAGGTCGAACTTATGGCCTTTCTGTATGCACGATCTTTCCCAAGGCAAGAATGGCGTCAGCGGTCGGACGAAGTATTCAAGAATGTGGAGATAACTCGATGAGCAAGCTATGTGACAATACACCAACAAAAGCTGGATTCCCTCAAGATGTTTTTACTGCACATCCAGAGATGCGAAATCACAAATGCTGTAGATTAGCTGGGCACGCTGAGGCTTGTTTCTTTTGTGCTCCAGATGTTCAGCCAGCCGATCCTAAGGTAGAGGGTGTGGTCCTGCCCGACCTGCATCCTGTCTGCGCCCTATGTAAAGGAAAAGGTTCCAAGCATCAAACCGGGTTCACTGGGAAGCTGGTAGAGCATACCTGCACTCTCTGCAAAGGTAAGGGAACCGTGCTGTTATGTGCGGAAGAACTTACGGAACTTCTAAAGGGGGTCATCGCCCAGAGAGACGCTGCCCGAGAGGATCATGCTAGGGCGATCAAGAGCCTAGTCGAAGCATACGAGGCCACTCTTGCTGCCGAGAGAGCGCGAGCGCTGCAACAGTCTGCAACCTAAAATCTGTTGACAGCAGGGGCCATCTTGTAGTCTGCTTGGGATTAAGCAGTTCCCCAGGAGACTACTCACATGGAAAACGGACCCGCAATCGGCAAGACGACTGCCAAAGTCATCCAGCCCGCAGTCGATACAGCCGCTGGCAGCAATAAGCCCACAACCGGCACGTCGAAAGAGATGCTTGAGCGTCTCCCTACCAACCATCCCATTGACGTAACCAAGATTTAACTTTATGGTGAGCGGAGCCTATAACGGGCTCCGCAACTTGTTTTGTATGAGGTGGGTAACGATGGCAGAGCAGAAAACACCCCCACAAGCAGCACCAGTGGTCATAACAGCCGCTGCAAGCCCCAAGCCGATGTCCAACGAGGCAAGAGCGTCCAAGGCCGGTACGGCATGCCTACAGCGCCACGGCACAGAGTTCTACAGGCACATAGTGGCACAGCGCTGGGGTAAGGAATAGCCATGGCGCTCGACGGACTCAAAATCGATGGGGCCGGTGGTGTCGTCTCAGAGTCTGGTTTAGCGTCGTCTTTAGGGATGACAGCTGGGCATCTTAAGACTCTTGAGCACGAAATACGCAACATTCTGTTGCTAGATGATGATGAGTCGGCTCAGGCTCAAGCTACAATAGCAAACATTCTTGTGACGCAACTTACTCATGAGGAGCGGATGTGTGCTTTACATCTACTCTATCAGGCGGACGTTGCTCCATATTCAGGTGAAAAGTTATGCCGACTGCAAAAAAAGGTGCTCAAAAAGCTCAAGGCCGTTCCAGAGCTAAAAAGCATGTGGCATCTGCTGTAGAGATCGTTAAGCCAGTGACGACCGACCCGCGACAGTTCTTTATCGATCAGGACTGGGAGGTTTGGTTTCATGAGTTCGCTACGGAGAGACAGTCTCGGGGCGGTGGGTATCGCTATGTCTCTACATTTGAGTTTGCCAAGGCCAAGAGTTCTAATCGTGTGATTCGCGATCTGATCCTGCACGTTATAGGGCCTGTAGCAGCGGGCAAGACGCCCATGTACAAGGACATACCTCAGTATGACTGGGAACGCCGCCGCAAGGCCGGTTTCTGGCTTGGGCCGGAGCCGCTCAAGGATAAGATCGAGGCTATCGTTGCCCAGGCAGATACTATTGACGAGGTAAAGAGTTCAGCAAGATCGGCGTTGCTGCCGTTGCTGCTGCAAACAGCTGCGATGTTTGACAAGATTGAGGCAGCATTCGGCGGACAGATATTTCTCCCCAATGGAACACTCAAAGATAATGAGGCACGGGCAAGCCTGTACATGCGATTGTCAGATCAGGCCATCAACGGTACGATCCGCATTCAAGAGGCGTATTCTCGCGCCCTGGGCATCAACATGAGCGATATGCAGGGAACGATCCTGTTCCACGAGGCGGCGGCGTCTAGAATCTCTGGTAAGAGTCATGAGCTTGACGGGGCCAGATCAGTAATCGGAAAAATTCTTGAGATGACTATCGACAAGGGTCATACTCATGGGATACCGCTACCGGACCCGGATATGGCTGACATTGCTCTGAAATCATCCAGAGGTTAACCAGTGAGCTATTCAGATCGTGCGAAAGCGTCGTACTCAAGAGTAAGTCGTGACTTGATGTTGCGTGCGTCGATTTCCGAAAGTGTGTTGGCAGAGGCGTTACGAGGTCGTGTGACTCCAGCAGCATCGCCGTTCGATATTATTATTGACGACATTAGTGTGGCTATTGAGCTTAAGGTGCTAGTGAGTTCAGCCCGTGAGGGCCAAGTGTTCGTCAACAAACATGCTATGGGTCGCAAACAACAGTATCTCGTTGAGCGTGGGATGCAGCCATTCATGATAGCGATTGATTACAGAGCGGGTGAACCTGCGTATTACATTCGTGAGGGTGTGGCATCGTATAGACTTAAAAACATGCAGCGTTGCAAGAGTCCACGAGCGATGAGGATGTACCTCAATCGTTATGTCAGGGCTACTGCAATGGCTCTAGAGATAGCCACAGGTGCTCAGAATGCCGCGTTCAATGATGCCTAGTGAGGTTCCCAAGCCCACACCCCTCTACGATCAGCAGCCTAGTAGGGATAACGAGTTCGCCAAAATTCTTAGGGACAAGAAAGCACGCATCAAGCACACCTCGGAACAGCCAGCAAATTTCTTTGAGAATCGTCCTACGCCCGGCGTAACAGCTGGTGGGCCGGGATCTGGTCGTTATCCTAAAGGTTCGCATCAAGATATTGGTGAGACTCTCAGCAAAAAGATTGGCAAGAACTGGGATGGTGCCGTTAAGTATTACAACAGTATTCCGAATACGGACGGCGGGCGAATCCTAAATACGGATGAGGCACGAGAACTATCGTCAGCCTATCGCGCTGACCGTACGCGTTCTGCCGAGGTACACGAACCTGCCAGTCAGTTCATTAAGGATCTGTACGCACACAAGCTCTCACAACCCACGCCTGCCGGGTATAAGCCAGTCGTGCTGTTTACAGCGGGTGGTACCGGAGCTGGTAAATCAGTATCGTTGCGGGCTGCTGATCCGCAGGACTTAGCCAGTAAAGCTGAAATCGTTTACGACACAAATATGAACAATGTGCCGTCTGCAACCGCCAAAATCAATCAGGCTTTGTCTGCTGGACGCAACGTCCGTATCGCATACACCTACCGAGATCCGGTTGAGGCTATGACGGGTGGGGCGCTGCCCCGGGCAATGCGGATGGGGAGAACCGTTCCACTTGCAGAGCACATCAAAACCCATGTGGGAGCTTATGCAACAGTAAGTTCATTACAAAAGATTTATGCGGACAACCCGAATGTGCAGTTTCGGTTGTTCGATAATTCGCGTGGTCCGGGCAATGCTGCACAGGTACTTACTGTTGACGATCTGCCCAAAATGGCAGATAATGGACTCGAAGGGAGACTACATGAAGCACTTAATCAAGCACGAACCTCCGGGCGAATCTCGGAGGCCGTCTACCAAGGAACCCTCGGAAAAGGACTGGGGCGAGCAGTTGGTAGCCAATCTGAATCGAAACGTGTTAGCGGAGCAAGAGCAGGAACAGCACGAAGCTCAACAGTAAGTGCTGGCGGTCCAGGTTCAGGACGCTATCCCAAGGGTTCTGGTAAGCAGAATGGCCCGGTCGGTCGTGCTCCAGCAGGCCGTGACAGCGGAGGAGTACGAGACGGGGCCGGTGGGTCGGATCTTTATCGGGATCGGCGGATTCAAGCCGCCTATCAGGTAAAACCAGATCAGGCATCATTGGCACGTCTGATGGGTCCAGGTTGTTACCGTGTTGTTGGAGACCAACTCCTGACGGTTACAAAACATGCTGGCTTGGCTCGTTCGTTTGCAGACCGTATGGCGACCGGTGCCCAAATAGTTCAGGTGTACAACGGTGAGGGTAGGGTTATCTATGCAAAGGGTGGTGGAATCTGATGATCGATCTTAAGGATACGGAGACTGCTGTTCAATCGGAATATGGTTGGTTACTGGACAACGGCTTGTTGTGCATCGGCCTTGGCTCGTGCAGCATGGTGGATTGGGTAACGTATACCGATGAGAATGCCATTCGATTTGCTCGCGCCCAAGATGCGGTGAATATGCGATCAGCGCTTAGAGGCGTCAACATGGGAATCTCTATGATGATGGATCGGTGTAAGCCGGTGGAGCATGCTTGGGGCTAGTCAACGATATTTCGTGACACCAGAATCTCGCTTGTGGTATTTGTATTGCAGCGCGGTGAAAGGAACACCCCCATGAATCTTGAACAGACATTGAGCCTACAAGCAGCGAAAAAGGCTCCTGAGGGTGACGGAGAGCCCGGACCCGGACACAAGATTTTCAATGGTTTCTTTGTTAAGGTTGAGCACCCAGCAGGCAGTGTACGCACTGGGATCGCTCCCGATGGTCAGACATGGGCCGTACGAATGGCTAATGACTACGGTGAGCTCCCAGGCTCGATTGGGAGCGACGGAGATCCGGTGGATGCCTATCTAGGTCCCCACAATGATGCTAAACTCGTACACGTCATCCATATGCATGATCCTGACGGGGCATATAACGAGGACAAAGCCATGATCGGGTTCAAGGGCCAGAAGTCTGCTATCGCCGCGTTTCGTAAGCATTATGCGCCGGGCGTAGCCAAAATCGGGGCTATTACATCACATACTGTTGCTGGTTTTCGTAAGCAAGTGCGACTGTCGAAAAAGGCAGGCGGCAAAAAGCTACACGCAACTTACTAATGATTTACCTGTGCAGCGAGCAATCGCTCTCTAGAACATTCTTATGAGGGCGTGACGATGGCAGCTCCTACAGGACCCATTCAACTCATCGGTACAATAGAAAGTTCCTTGGGAGTTCCGTTCAACGGGGCTTTTCTATTGCAGTTGAATACATACGGCTCCGTTTTACCATCAGCCGGTGGTGGGAAATACATCGGAGTCAGTCCAACTACTGTTGTACGTGTTCCGGTTATCAATGGACAGGTACAGGCATCACCCCAGATTTATGTTTGGGGCAACGATGCAATGCAGGGCAATACGTGGTACATCGTCAAGCAGATAGACAGTAACGGCAACATTCTGATGACGATTAATGTGCTGATCGTTGGCAGCTCTCCCTATGATTTGGGATCGATGCAGCCCTATCAGACAGCCGGACTTCCGTCGTATCTGGCTATCGGGCAGCTCCTGGGCCAACCCGGCCCTCCATTAGTCCCGTACGGCGCGTGGTCGTCAACAGTAAATTACCCTGCTGGAGCTGTGGTCTCGAACGGTGGCCAATCCTTTATCAGCTTGCAGGCCGGAAACATTGGATACCCTCCTACGCTTGCAGGATCAGCTCCATTCTGGATGCTACTGGCGAACGGCTATCAGCTCAATGAGTACATTGCATCGATCACATTCACAGGCGTTCAGACAATGGTCGTTACACATGGGCTTAATACGCTAACGCCTATCATCCAAGCATTTGTAGCATCTGGAACGACGCAGTACACAGCAAATGTTATTGACGCGAACAATATTCAGCTCAAGTGGTTTGGAGCAGCGGTTGTTCAGTTGCTCGTTGCCACACCCTCCGAGTTCATCAACACAGCAGCCTCATACAACGCATCAGCTCTGCCGACTGGTGGACTTGTAGCCCATTGGCCGATGAACGAGGGTTCAGGATCGACGTTCTACAACACACAAAATAGTGCGAACAACATTACAGCCACTGGTGTTACCTGGGCTGATCTACCGGGTACATCTCAGCTTGCTCCAACATTTGCTGATGGTAGTTCTGCTGTTGCTGCTGTCGTCGATCCTCTAGCGGACTTTGATGGGTCAAAACCGTTCTGTGTTTCGATGTGGATTGAGAACAATGCGCCGGATACACACATCAGAAATCTGTTGACAGGTTTGTTTCCAGGTGGGATCGCAAACCAGAACACAACGGGTTTCAACTGGACGATTCAAGGGGCAACCGGGTCTCTCGTTCGGAATTTCAGTACACCCACAACAGTCGGCACGCTTTATCACATTGTTTGGATGTATGACGGATCAAAGAGTGCTGGAGCTGTCAGCTCGTTGACCGGATTGTTCCGATACGTCAATGGTGCGGCTGATAATAATACGTTCGGACCGACAACCAGCAATCTCACAGTCACACAGTTCTCAGCCACGCCCGTTACATTGGGTGGCGCTGCTAGTGGCGGCTTTGTGGGCAAGATTGCTGGTCTCCGTGTCTACAACAGAATGTTGCAGGCTTTTGAAATCACACAGCTTTATCAAGCTGGACCGGCAGGAGTGTAGATCATGTCCATCGTAGCGTTTCCAGCACAAGTTTCGAGCACTACTTTCTATGCCAGTCAATGCGGCTGTGCCCTTGATGGTGTGACAGATGATGCTCCAATCATCAATGCCATTCTCGCTACAGCAACACAGGCTACGCCCATTAAGTTCATCATTGATGGCTTAGCAGCGGTATCTGACCTTACGATCTCGCCCCTTGGTTTCACAACGATTGAGGGTTTGGGTTGGTCAACAGGATTTATCCGGATTCCCTCGGGTACGTTCTCCAATAACGGTATCAGCATTGGGCCGTATTCGTTATCCAATCCTTATCAGGATGGACAGACTGTTGCGTCGCCTGCAATAACAGCGAACTACATTGAGTTGCGTGATTTCAGTATGAATCTGAATTTCCCATCGGGGAATCCGTCGTTTACAGCAGCGAATTTCCCTGTGTCTGGCGCACCACCTCATGCAACGTTTGGAATTTGTCTATTCGGTTGCAATGAAGTATTGATCGATCATCTCCTGCTTTTAGCACCTCCGTACTACAACATTCTTGTGTCGAACTGCACGAACGTAACGGTCCAAAATTGTGATCTCTTGTCCAACACGCAACTGCGTGATGGTGTTCACATTGACGGGCCGTCATCCAACATCAAGGTGCTCAATTGCGATATTGCAACTGGCGATGACGGTATCGCGATTAACTGCCCTGAGGGTGCTGGTGGTGATATCAACGGTGTGTTCATTGACAACTGCCGGTTCACAGCTGCGGGTAGCTTGGTGCGTATTTACACGTCAACATCCGCACTCCCAGGAGCTATTTATCATGCCCGCAACATTGTGATTTCGAACTGCACTGGAACATCACTCGGTGCGCCGATTCATATTGGTGTTGAGGGTGCTCCAGCATCTACTGTGGAGCAGGTGCATGATGTCATTGTGAGCAATTGCAGCTTTGGATCAAATGCAGCTGAGAGTGTTGGTTTCCTTTCAATCAACATGCCGTTCGATCTGGTCATCATCCGTGACTGCATATATTTGCCGACAACAACGAGCCCGGTGGTGGCTGTACAGTCGCTTTCGACAGCAGGTACATTGGAACTGCGCAACCTCAAGGTCATGCGGAATGCAGATGGCAACGCGGCACCTGCGTTTATTTCACTGCAAAACTGCACGATTAACAAATTGGTCCTTGATATTAGTGTTGAGGATTTGGTGGGGAGTTCCTACACACCACTCCCAACAGTAATAACTGCATCAGGAGCATTCGGCAGCGGCAGCGGCTCAACAATAAGTCATCTTGTCATTGAGCGAATCGGTACGCTCCATATTACTCAGCTATTTGACTCTACGTTTGGACCCGCCTTTACGGTTACATCCGTTGAGGGCAGCGGTGTTCTGAACACAGGCTGGGAGATACCAGATGCCAACATGGGCAACAACTCGCCTTATATCTCCAGCACAGAGGCCGGGGATGTGTCGATCAAAATTAGTGGTGTGCCTTATGCGTTTCAGTTCTCATCCGGGGTTGCTCCGCTTGCATTCAATTTGCTGTCTAGCGGAGTAAATCTTTCAGCAGCGATGGTCCTGGGTAGTGGGGCGAGCCTGACAGCGAGCGGTGGTGGTTCGATTAGTGCTAACGAGCTGAACGGTGCGCTTGTTCCCGCATCGAGCGCGGTACTAGGCTCAAATTCGTTGGGACAGCTTACCAATAACTCAGCGTCGTTCCCATCGTTGACAGGGACCAACCTGCACACAGGGGCTAATACGTTTTCTGGTGTGGTGACGGGAGCAGGCTTTACGGCAACCGGTGCAGCCCCACTCCTTATCCCCAATAGCACGTTCATCGAAGCACTAACGAGCGGTGGCGGCGCTGCTGCAATCATTGGGGTGAGTGGTGGCGCGGGCAATGCACTGTTGGTGGGATCTCCAGCAGCAACTGGCACAGGCGGTGTTCATCTTTACGCCAGCGGTACGGATGCGTTGGATGTCACAAGTCTTGGTGTATTTTCCAACGTGCCGCTCACAGCTCCGAATATTAATCAGGTTTTGTATGCCGAGTTTTTCCTGGGGCTAACTGGAGCAGTCCTTTCGACGACTGGTGCAATAACACCAAGTACGGGTTTATATCGGATATCGACGCAGGTTCGAGTTGTTGGTGGAGCTACAGCTGGGACTGTTGTGTTGACAGCGAACTGGACGGACAGCCATGCAGTTGAGGGCAATACGATGGCGAATGTTTCCTTAGTAAACGCGTCTAATACGTTCCAAAGTATTATGGTGATAGCCAACGGCGGAACAGCTTTGAAATTCAATACCACATGCGCCGCGACAGGATCTTATTCGTATGATCTTGCAGTCATGTTCGAGTTAATACCCGCAGTAGCTTAGCGCAACATAAAGTCAGTGGGAAAGGGACTTATTTATGACGGTCAATCAAATATGGATCAGGATCATTGACAGTATTCTCAGTGGGGCAGCATTCTCGATATTTGCCTGCATCTTGATGTTTGCCCGGTACAGGAAACAGAACAGTAAAGGTGTGTTGTTCGCAATTGCATTTTGCATCATTACAGCAGGCAACGCCTTTTGTGTGGCATACGACCTGTACAACAATTCTCACGTACTGATGACAATCATAGGGCCGCTTGCATCAGTCACTAAGATTCTGTTCGCACTGTACTGCTGGCATAATTTCAGTGCGATTGCTATTGTTGTCCGCAAGCACATACAAGACTACTTTTTGCAGAACAATCCTGAGGCGCATATTGACCGGCAGCAGCGTCGGATAAATCTGGGATACCTATCAGAGATGACACGAGCACGGGCCACTGCGGTTTTGTCTTGGACGATGATGAGGAGCACGGCAAATGACAATCCCGATTCCGGCGTGGGTATCAACCCTCGGTAGTTTGTCGCCCCTCATCGTGGGGGTGGCTGGCATTCTGGTGGGCCGTAAAACAAAAGCGGCGACGGACGATGTCAGGTACAGTGATTTGCATACGCGCATCACCACTCTTGAGGAGGTCCAGTCAAAGCATGTGCAGACTTTAGCAGCCGTGCAACAGACTTTAGAGTTCTTTGAGGATCGGTTTATTCGCATAGAGCAGGTTGGCGATGCTACAGCTGGAATGGTTGCTGAAATGCGTGGAATGCTTTATGCCATGAACGGACAAGTTCCGCCCCCGATACAAATAGCTCCGATGCTGCCGAGGCGCAGATAGTGAATCAGTTCGATATACAAACCGCAGCGCTCTCTAATCGCAGGTGCTGGCAGATAGCACGTAAGACATTACGGGTTGACCCACGCTGTGCCCAGAGAGATCAGCTCCAACTTTATGTTGCACGTTTACACGATGCATTGGATACGATAGGCGACGAGTACCTGAACGATCCAGATACTGTTGAGGACAACACGAACAAGCATCATGGGATCTTGCTGGCAGTGGCTACCCCCATGATTGCCGGAGCCTATCTGGCAGGCTATCGCCAGACGAGTGCAATCCTTGATCAGAAAGTATCTCCGGCAACGGTCCAGCTGATTCAAGCTGAGGCTCAAGGCCGGGCCGGGTACATGGCGTCAACCATGACCCAGACGACGCGGGAACGGGCTCCTGTGCTCTCGGGCGACCCAGACAGCGATCAGGAGCTTACCCAGGCATTCAGGGGTGGTTATACGTTCTCTAAAGATCGTGCTAAGGCTGCTACGACCTACGAGATGGTCAAAGGCTATAAGGCCATGGTGGAACGCTCCCTGAGAGCCTCAGGACAGTCTTGGGGCAAGTGGTGGGAAGTTTCTGATGCTCATGAGGTTCAGGATGACTGCGATTTGAACGAGGATGCTGGCGTAATCCCGATAGGGCAGGAGTTTCCGTCTGGAGATCAACAGGAACCTCAACACCTTTTTTGCCAATGTAGTGTTTTCTATACAAGGATGGATCTATGACGATCAACAAATGGTGTTTGGTAGCTCTTACGGTGTGTGGTTGTGCCTGCTTAATTGTGTTGACGATGTTTCTGTTGACAGCACGCCATACTGACTTAGTGTTGCAGAATCGTACAGCCGTGTTTATGGACTCTACAACGGCAGTTGTCAAAACGTTGACTAAGGCATGCCCTATTGGGGTCAGTGCAGGACCCGATTGCGGTCTACTGGTACAGCTCAACAACTCCATTGTGCAGCTCAATAATGTCACTGTGCAATTGAAATCGGTTGCTGGTGGTGTCAATAATCTTATGTTTGCCAGCACCCAGACAGTCAACAGTCTTAACGCTACGGTTGAAAAGATCAATCGGGACTGTGGGGATAAAGCTGACGATGCATGCGGAACATTAGCCGACGTTGCCAAGACACTCAACACTTTTCGGAGGACGGCGGGATACGCTGAGATAGCTGCGGATCACGAGGATAAAAACCTTACGAAACTGGATGGACAAGAGGCTATGCTGTTTAGCGATTTTCATAATACGTTGGGATCAGGCAGAGATAGTATTGACAGTCTGACCATTCTGTTGAAAAACACAAACATTCCTGTAGTCATAAAGAACGTAGCTGACATGACGACAACCGGCAATCACATGTTGGTTACGGCTGACGCCGTGGAGACCAAGTTGACGAAATGCACACTACACCCTACGTTCGGCTGCACGTTCAAGGCTGATGCAATCTTTGGAGCTCAGGTGAGCGGCTATATCCTGTCAGGCTTGCACTAATTGTTGTAGAGTAGACGTATTCCTGTGGCAGCATTCATAAGTAAGTTTTGAGGTATAGAGGCGATGGCACACGTCGGACACAAAGTCATGAAATGTCGCCAGTGCGGCGCAGTCGTTTTGCAGTGCCGTTGTATGGAACCAGATAAGACTGTTGAGTATGTCGACAGCTGTTCGCGTTGTGAATTAGTAGCTGCGACACCAGGGAGGGTTTAGCTATGCCGAACGTAAATAACTTTGTGTACGACCATGCCGGATTAGTACTGACAGAGGGTTTTGAGGGTCTACGGTTGGTAGGCTACCCGGATGTCAGGGGTGTTCCGACGAACGGCTACGGGCATACAGGACCTGATGTGTATATCGGGCAGATCATCGAACAAGCACAGGCTGAGGCATGGCTGGCAAGCGATATCGCTTGGGCGGCTCAGGCTGTCAACGATATGGTGACTGTCCCTATCGATCAGAATCAGTTTGATGCCTTGGTAGATTTCGTGTTCAATGATGGAGCTCAGGCATTCAAAACTTCACACCTTTTGATATTCATCAACGAAAATAATTTTGCAGCAGCTGAGGACCAGTTTATGTTGTGGGTCAACTCCGGTGGCAAACGGTTCGATGGTCTGGTACGTCGTCGGACAGCCGAAGTCGCATTATTCAAGCAGTAAAACGCGAACAAGTTCATAGATTCAAAATGGGAGAAACACAATGATTGCCAATCGTAGTTTGGTTCAGCAGCATGTACCGGGCGACGCTAAAGTGCGTGCTCGTTGGGCGCGAACGTTCGCGCCCTCGTCCAAGTTCTATTACACACGTGTTCGCTTGTTGAATGCGGCGCTGCCTGAGGAAACTGCGAACATCACAGCCAATACCACGATCAAGCGTCAGCCACTTATTATTGACGCGAATACCCGCAATTACGGTCGTGTTGGAACGTTCATTCCCAAGTGCCTCGTCATAGCTGGCAATGCGGTACGGCGTGAGGCTCTAGGACAAGGCAAGAGCTATGCGATGGCATGGGTCGGTGAGAATGCGCTGCGAGACATGAACGTATTCGCCTCGGATGGCATCAGCTACGACGAGCTGTATCAGAAACTCAGTGCGGCGCTGCGTAAAAAGTTCAAACAGGGATCTGGTGATGGCTACGATGATGTTGCCGAGGTCGGGTACTCCTTAGGTGGCCCTTACATCAGTTCCGTGTTTCCGTTTGACAACAACGTTATTTTTTCACTCAACGGACAGACATTTCAACTGGATTACACCATCGATACGCAGGCTCGTACCGTGGCGTTCACGGGTACGCCTGTCAAGGTGGAGCAAGAGTATGTGGATGTGGACGGATGCGGCAGTATAGATTCGTTCGATCCTCGTTCCCGTGCTCCGTATGTCCCTACAGGGCTGCGAGTGAACCCAACGATGGTTCTGCCAAGCCTGTTTACTGTCTCGCTTGGTGCCGTTAATTCCGAGTTGCGGAATCCTATGTTTGGTGAGGCATTCTTGAACGTAGACAAGGTGGTTAATGCCTATCTCAGCGACATCAAGAACGGTACTCATCAGGCCGTGGTTCCGTGGGGATCTCCCATCCCTCTTACACGGATGGTGTTTGCCGGTGAGCTGCGAAATCGCGGTGTGAATTCGCCAGCAGATTTCTTTGTATGGGTCGATGCCAACAAGTCCAAAACGGTTAGCGGAGATCCTGTTGACGCGGACGACTTTGCGTACATCGGCGACCCCAAGAAAAAGGAGACTTGGAAATTGCCCATTCATGATAAGGGACATGTGCGGGATGCGATGTCACGGTTCGATCAGACGGATCTGCCGTCTGAGGCCAAACCCAAGGTCGCCCGTAAGATTTCCAAGCGGGCTAAGGGCATGGGTATCGATACGACCGACTTTGACAAGGAATACACTGTCAAGGCCGGTGGTCCTGGGAGTGGGCCGCGTCCCCACGGTGGCTCGGGAACAGGGCACAGCAACAGTAACGATCAGGCGGCAACAGTAAGTGAGTTTAAGAATCGTGGTTATAGCGGACACGAGACACCAGACCCAGACGGAACAGTTCATCTGTCCAAGTCCAGTGACGATCCGAACACGGGCGACCGTGATGCCCACATTCATGAGGATGGATCATGGACACATTCTGATGAGCACTACAACACTAAGAAAGGCGGCGCGTCATACGACGTGGCTAAGCAGCTTGGGCCTGTTGCAGTGAAAGCTGGAGGTCCAGGCAGCGGTCCCAGACCTGGCGGTGGCCACGATGCTTATGATGACGGACAGCACGGTAAAAAACCCAGCAATGATGAACGTGGTTATGAGGACGGACAGAGAGATCCAGCCGGTTTCAAGCATGACCATGACTCACGAGATGCTACAGTTGCAGCGTTTAAGGACAAGGGTTACAAAGAGGATACTCCTGAACCCGGTACAGAAACAGTGGACCATGGTGGACGCTCTTTGAGTCGCGATGACGGTGCTAAGGGGTTCAAACATGCTGAGGTGCATCCTGACGGCACGTTCACACACACTGCTGGACCGTGGGATACGTATCGCGGGCGGAATGCGGGTGAGGTAGGCAAACTGCTAGGAGCCACCAGTAAGAAAAAGTCACTACGTGCAAAGCTGTTGGGCCGGTAGTTCTAAGGCAACAGTTTCTCCCTCAGTGCATGGCCGGGCTCATTGTCCCGGCCATCTCTGTTTTGCTAGAGGGTGTCATAATGAGAACTTTTCTTTTGGGAGTTTGTTATGCGTTGTTAGGATTAGGCGGCGGAATACTGTTGGGAATGTTCTTTGACAGTCATGACTTTTTCGATACCGTTCTGAAAAACAAGGGTGTCATCATTTTCAACGGCGGATTACTGTTGACATCGGCTATCAAAGTGCTGCCTCCTCCAGGCGTTCCGTTCGACATCTACACATTTGTCTACGACTGGACACATCAGTTTCTCAACATTACGAATACACGGTTGCAATCAAACCCAATCATTCAGCCGCCGATTAACGCACCGACTACAATCATAGAGCAACAGAAAGTCATACCAGATGTACCCACATCTACTGTTGCGTCCCCAAAAAGTACGAGTGGCTCAGGCCGCTACAATCTGTAAGGAGGTCAGTAAATGGATATCAAGTTGTCCGGTACAACACCCGGATCATTGTCAGGCAGCGGTGGTACAGCAGGATTCGTACCACTCGACAACACGAATACAGAGGTAATTTCAAACGAAAGTGCTAAGTTTGCCTCCGGAGCCAAACGCAGTGAGATCAAGCCGTCATTTCACCTGATTCCACCTGAGGCCAAAGAACGGCTTGCCATCAGATATACGATGGGAGCTGAAAAGTACGGTATGCTCAACTATTTGGTGGGCATCAACGATCCAGCATTTGTTCGTCAGCTCATCGATCATCTTGAGGACCATCTTGAGGATTTCAAGATCAACGGATGTCTTACGGACGATAATCTGGCGGCAATTATGTGGGCTGCTGCTACGCTGATCGTGGTTGAGACCTACAATCCGACCATTCTTACGGAGGGGATTTTTGCTCCGCGCCGGAAAGTTATTGCTGACGCCCTGGCAGCAGCCCGCGCTCCGCAAAACCTGTTTGAGGGAAAGCCCAAAACGTAGATCAAAATCCGCGTATACTTACAACAGTTTTTCAACCCGCTGCACACAGGAGTTCCAAAATGAACCTTTCGCTGATTCTCCCATTTCTGGCGCACTACTTTGTAGGGCTCTGGACCGCATTCCTCGGTGCCGACGCCAAAGAGCTTGAGCAGGGCATCGTCGCTTTCGTAAAAACGGACATCGGCAAGCTCGCCGTGGACGCCGTTGCAGCCGTCAACACGCAGACGCTAACCAATACAGCCAAGCGTGATGCTGCTGTTGCTTTGCTGAAACAGGATCTCGTAACAGCTGGTAAAGATGCTGCCAGCCTTGCAGAGTCCGATTTCAACCTGTTCGTTGAGATGGCCTACAGCTACGTTAAGGGAACGTTGGGTGGGCTTGCCAAGGCAACACCTCCTCCGGTGACTGCTGCGGTAGTGGCTCCTGCACTGGCTACCGGCGACGAACCAGCAAACGAATCGCCTACGGCCTAAAGCCATGGCGACCGGGTACGATTGGGCGGGTCACGTAAAAAGCGTGGCTCGCCTTTTACATGCTGATGGTAGTGGCTGGACGAACAAGGCTGTGTATGCCTTGGACCGATCAGGCCGTGCTGTAACGTTCCTCGATCCAGGGGCTGTTGCATGGACGCTGCTGGGTGCTAACGCGACTGTCCTGTACGATGCCGGTACGCCTGCAACTGTAGCTCTCCATATACGGCGAACAGAAATCATGATGAAACTGTACGCTAAGGCTGGTATACCGCTTATAGCAAAATCTCATGCTACGACAGCACTCATCAAGTTCAATGAGGTAGCAGAGTGGGCTGACGTAGAAAAAGTGTTGCGTGCGGCGTATGCTATTGCGAGAAAGGTTCAAGGGTAAGTCATGGAATTTCCTAAAGAGGCCCGGTGCAAGAACTGTTGCCACTATACAGAGCCTGTACAGTCTGGTAGCTATGGGCAATGTGGCCTAATGAGTGGGAGTAAAGGTGTAGCTATGAATGTGAGCACGCTCGCATTTGCAGAGGATGGCGATATGTACTCAGCATGGGTTAATACATACCCTGATTTTGGGTGCGTTCAGTTCGAGGTGAAAAAGTAATGCCAGTCACATTGACCAAAAAAGAGATCAATGACTTACTTGTGAAAGAGCGGGCCAAGAGCCGAACTCGTCAACAGCAATCTGCATTCATGAAACGTACTCTCCAGATGTACAACGGAGATAAAGGACGAATCCGTGAGAAAACCGGAGATCCTAAAGCTGAGCTGCCTTACACACTTGAGGAGCTGCGAGCTCTTGTACAGGCGTGTTTAGGCAAGCCATGCAAGTACAACAGTAAGATCAAACTTTCTGTTGCGAATATTGCTGCCGATCATAATGTTCCGTTGGCACGCGGCGGCACGTTTGACATCTTGAATTTGGACATCATCTCTCAGCAGAGTAATTATCGTAAGGGCGCATGGACGGGAGATGAGTGGCAAAAATTTGTAAAGGGTTTGGAAAAAAACTTTCCCCCTGAGGCTGTTGAGGATATGTACCGCAGGCTCGTATTAGGCGGGAAATGGACCAGAACTTTATAGAGGAGATTCTGTTGAGCATCGAAACGTATGGCAAGAGTATTGCATTCTTGGCTGGCGGGGTAGACGCGTGCGCACTCTGGCGTGCATGGACTCCCTACATCAATATGCCTAATTCAGGTTTCTACTATCAGTTCAAGGCTGAGGACGTACTTACTCATGACTACGTGATGGTGCAGCGTCTGGGATTGCAAAACAATCTTACGGCGATGAAAGGTCTGCGGTCGGTAGATATGAAAATCATTTACGATTTGGATGATTTTCTGTGGGATGTTCCAGATTGGAATCCGCATGTAGAACTGCTGCGTCAGGTGGCACACGGCTACTCGGTATGTCTGAAGCACTCCGACGTGGCCACGGTGAGCACCTACCCCCTAAAGAAAGCGATCCTCAAGCATCACAAGCACGATCTGATAAACGTGTTGACGGGTAAAGAGATTGAAATCGTGGTATGCCCGAACAAGATCGATACCAGGATCGTAGCGCCATACCAAGAACGCGACGAGTTGATCGTAGGGTGGGCTGGGTCCAATACTCATGAGAAAGACTTCGACATTATCATGCCTGCGTTGCAGAGACTTATTGTTGAGTTTCCGCAGGTAGTGTTTGAGTTTGCCGGATGGATGCCAGAGGTCCTGAAACAGCACTCCAATACACGATTCAGGTATTGGACACCAGTAAGTGAGTTCTTTACCCGGTATCCACGTTGGGGTTGGAGCATTATGCTTGCCCCACTGTATTCGCATCCGTTTAATAATTGCAAATGCATATCAGCAGATACGTATGTATTTGGACGTAAGAATGGAAATCTTAGACATCTCCCATTACGAAAGATGATCGAAAATGCAGATACTGTTGAGCTACCCGGTCCTGATGGTAAATGGCGGCGCGTAGTGTCATCCGAGTATCAACCAAAGCAACTCGGTTTATCTGTCGGTGTTCGTGGCGGAGATTTTTATCATGTAACTAAGAATCATAGATTCATCCTTGAGGACGGTACAGAACGATTTGCATACGACATCAAGATTGGAGATCGAATTAAGGATGTGAGTTTGGAACCGTTTGGGACGGAACATTC